GAGCCGACGGAGTGTAGGTCAGAAATTCCATAAGTACGGGGAAAGTGACCCTAAGACTGAATTTCTTTACGGAGCCTACGAGGTATTGAGGTACCGAGATAGGTTCGAAGATAGTTCAAAATTATACGTCACTGAATCAGCTATCAACTGTCTCACTCTTTGGACACTTGGAATCCCTGCTGTAGCTCTTATGGGAGTAGGTGGAGGCAATCAATTTGAACTTTTAAGGAAGATGCCTTTCCGAACTATTGTATTAGCGTTAGACCCAGATGAGGCTGGATATAAAGCTAGTTGCAAAATTCGTCAGCGACTAAGTAAGGATAAGGTAGTATACTTCCTAAACTACCCAGCAGAATTTTGGGACAATAAATGGGATATAAATGACAAGCCGGAATTAATAGATTTTACAGATTTGGTCTTGTAATTTATTACCCGATAATGTATAATAGACTTATACAATTTCTTTAGGAGATTAAACAATGAACAAACTTGTGAACGATATTGTGGACTGTATTGGTACAGTTCCGGATACTGATTGTGTAGCCTTGTATAATGTGGACCCTAACGGAGCCCTTGCCGTGGTTTATTCCCGGTACTCAGGTATGTTACATAAAATCGGACAACGCTATTTTAGCTTTAGCCGAGAAGATGTAGATAGCTTTGTTTGGAGTACATTAGATAAGGCTTTAAGTACGTTTAGAATCGACGCTGGAGCTAATTTTGCTACTTATGTCACAAGACTTATGCGAAACACAATGTGTAATGAATATCGACATTTAAAGGTCACATCTGTGCAACGAGATTGGTTTGTAGATGTTGAGTGGGAAGGTAATACGTCTTGCGACGATGTGGATAATTACAATGTATTTTACTCCCAGGGTGTGGAGGAAGATTGGTCAGCTATTGACATTACTACCTCACTACCTACCCTACCTTTAACAGATAAACAATACGATTATATTGAATGTATCGTACGGAACGGTCAAATCCTAACTGACGCAGAAGTCGCTAAAGAAATTGGCGTTACTCGTGCGGCGGTAGCAGGGATTAAACGTTCATTAGCTAAAAAGTTGGATAATTTCCTAAACTAGTATACCCCACACCTAAATTAGGTGTATATTAAACTATAAGGCACTTATACACTTAAACCCTTATACACTTAAACACTTTAAAGGAGGACCAAGATGGGTCGAGTAAGTATTAATAATTCCGGTAGTTATGGAACCGGTAACGGAAACGGATTCTTTAGTTTAGCTGACGATAAGGATTCAGCAGTCGTTACATTCCTGTACGAAGATCCGGACGGACAAGATATTGATTATTTTGTAGTTCATCGCGCAGACATTGATGGGCGGGAACGCTATGTGAACTGTTTAGCTATTAGCGAAGATGGTGAAAGCATTCATCCAGAAGATTGTCCATTGTGTGAAGAAGGATTCCCTCGTGTAGAGAAGCTATTCCTTCAACTGTATAACGAAAACACTGATCAGGTTGAAACATGGGACCGAGGTCGTAGCTATGTGTCCAAGATTGTTACACTCATTAACAAGTATGGACCACTTGTCAACCAACCGTTTGAAATTGTTCGAAGCGGTAAGAAGGGTGACCAACGTACTACGTACGAATTTTTCCCAGAAGCAGCTGATCCAGATGTAACACTTGACGACTTCCCAGAGAAATCAGAGTTGTTAGGTACCCTTATCTTGGACCTAAGTTCAGACCAGATGTACGATGTACTAGATGGTAAGTTCACACTAGAGGATAATTCCTCACGACGCTCTAGCGGGTCTACACCTCGTAGAGGTTCTAGTCGGGATACAGGTTCTCGTAGTCATGCACGTGAATCAGTAACACGCCGCGGACCTAGTACATCCGGACCACGTACATCGGGTCCACGTACTAGAGGTGGTCGATTCTAAGAGGAAGCAATTTAGCTTCCTTTTTATTTTAGAAAGGTAAACAATGACACAAAAAGGATTATTCGGAATACCTACACGAGGAGGTAGAAAGTCTGACCAGAAGTTACTAGCCCAGAAGCGCAACCGTAAAGATTCGGTAGAGGTTACATACATTAGTGGTGACCATTTACGAGATGCGGTAGCTAGAGCAAAAGCGATGTCCAAACGCATTTTAAAAGATGTACTTCCTAAATTGGAACTAGTTACAGACGAGGACCGACTTGACGAGTATATAGGAGTTTGTATCGAAAATGGAATTGTAGCCCTGGACGTGGAGACTAACGGTAAGGACTCAATACATGAGGACCTTGTAGGTGTCTGCTTGTATACGGAAGGGGAAAAGGCTATTTACGTTCCACTGAACCATCGTAGTAACTTAACCAAACAGCGCATCAAAGATCAAATCGATCCAAAGGTTATGAAAGAGTTCATTGAAGAAATGATTGAATATGATGTGAAGTTTGTGTACCATTTAGGTAAGTTCGATATTAATAGTATCTACTGGCAATTAGGTATTAGAATGCCTGACCCATTATGGGATACTTACATTGCCTCAAACTTACTAAACGAAAATGAACCTCACTCATTGAAACTTCTTTACGCTAAATATGTGAAAGAGGACGAGAACGCAGAAGTCGCAAAGTTTAATGACTTGTTCAAAGGAATACCATTTAGTTTAATTCCTCCAGATGTAGCCTATATGTATGCGGCGTTTGACCCACTACAGACATACGAGCTTTACAAGTTCCAAGAGAAGTACCTTACTCCAGGAACCGAAGAATGTAAATCTTGTAATTTAGAGCGAGTGAGTGAAGTTTATCAAAATATTGAACTTCCACTAATCAAAGTCTTGTTCGATATGGAGTCTTACGGGGTAGCCTTGGACGAGGTGAAACTCGCAGAGATTAAAGCAGAGTTCGAACAAAAGATGGAGGAGGCTGAAGAATTGTTCAATTATGAGGTAGCTAAATACGCTCCTGAAATTGAAGATCTTCGAACTATTAACTTCCAACAATACCAAAAGTTAACGCTGAACGGTAAGGGGGAAGTAACGGTATCTATTTCAAGTAGCACTCAACTTGCGATTCTATTCTACGACATTTTAGGTCTAAAGAGTAATGACGATAGAAGTCCTAGAGGAACTGGCGTAGATATTGTTAAAGCTTGGGACATTCCTATTGCTAAGGCTTTACTTCAGTACCGTAAGTACGCAAAATTAGTTTCGACTTACATGACATTAGACGAGTACCTTGCTAAACCTGACAATCGAGTTCATACTAATTTCAAACAGTATGGCGCTAAGACGGGACGTATGTCAAGTGAAGGCCCTAACTTACAGAACATTCCATCACGTGGTGAGGGGGCAGTCGTTCGACAAATCTTTGCAGCAAGTCCTGGACACTATATCATCGGTAGTGACTACTCTCAACAGGAACCTCGGTCGCTTGCGGAGTTAAGTGGGGACGAGAATATGATTCACGCTTACGAACAGAATTTGGACTTATACGCAGTAATTGGTTCGAAACTATATCATACCGAATACGAAAACTGTTTGGAATTTAATCCAGATGGAACTACTAATCCCGAAGGAAAGAAACGTCGTAACAATGTGAAGTCCGTTCTTTTAGGTTTGATGTACGGTCGCGGTGCGGCTAGTATCGCTGAACAAATGAAGGTGAGCGTAAAGGAAGCTTCTAAAGTTATGGAGGACTTTTTTAAACAATTTCCTAAGGTAGCTGAATACATTGTATTCGTTCAACAACATGCTATTGACTACGGGTACACAGAGACGGCTACAGGTCGACGCAGACGACTTCCTGACATGAGTTTACCGCAGTATACTTTCGAGTATGTAGATGCTAGTAAGAACGAGAACTTCGATCCATTAGACTTTGACGGGAAAGCTGAAGGGTCTACTGAAGTTCCGGACTACATTATCGAACAGTATTGGGCAGAGTTGGATAGAGCGTGGGGATTCAAAAAGCGTAACGAAATTAAGTCACGTGCATTAGAAGAGGGCATCAAGATTCATGATAACGGAGGTAAGATAGCAGACGCTGAACGTCAATGTCTGAACTCTGTGATTCAGGGAACTGCCGCTGACATGACTAAATACGCCATGATTAAGGTACACAATGACCCAGAACTAAAAGCACTAGGATTCCATTTAATGATTCCAGTACACGACGAGTTGTTAGGTGAGATTCCTAAGGAGAATGCAAAACGGGGGGCGCAACGATTGACGGAAGTTATGATTGAAGCCGCTAAGGACATTATTAGCTTACCTATGAAATGTGACCCTAGTATTGTAGATAGATGGTACGGAGAGGAGATTCAATTGTGATTGTGATTATTACTTGCGGGAAAGCAAAACAAGCTTGTCCAGCTAAGGCTATTAACATTTACATAGGCTCCGTATTTAAGGGTAAACTGAAGTACGCTAAATCCTTATACCCAGATGTCCCGATTTATATCCTAAGCGCTAAGTACGGTATTATTCCAGCTGACAAGGTTATTGAACCCTATGACCTAATGGTACCTGAACGAGAAAATGAATTTTTCCGAAAATGGTCTAAAGAGGTATTAGTTCAGTTAAAACAGTTCGACCCTAAGGAGGAAGTAGTATTCTTAGGTAATCAGCATTATTACAAGCCGGTAGATAAATACTTTACAGGTAAGAAGCATGCTCCGATTATTGGACTGACTCCTGGACGACAATTAGCTAGATTATCTCAGGAGCTGGATAGTGTGAAAAACTCACAGCAACGAAGACTCTTTTAGTCACTATGTTTAAAATAGGTAACCATTGGTACCTATTTTTTACTTCCGGTAAACAAATTGAGAAAATTTGGTGTATAATAAAGTATACAGATTTTCAATTCGTTTGACCTGTAACTAATAAAAATAAACGGAGGGCCGCATGAACAAAGTGGTTTTATTGAGTGGAGGAGTTGACTCCACTACCTGCCTCGCAATGGCAGTCGCTAGATACGGAGCCGATAAGGTTACCGCATTAACATTCTTGTACGGGCAAAAACATTCGAATGAATTACAAAACGCCCGTAACGTAGCAAAACATCTAGGAGTAGAATTAGTAGAAGCTGAAGTTTCTCGACAGATTTTCCAAGGTTCAAAATCTACTCTACTTGAGGGTAACGGGGAAATTTCCCATGAATCCTACGCTGACATTTTAGCTAAGAATGGTGAAGGGGTTGTAGATACCTATGTACCATTTAGAAATGGATTAATGTTGTCACAAGCCGCAGCATTGGCTTATAGTAAGGAAGCAGACGAGGTCTGGTACGGAGCTCACAGCGATGACGCTGCTGGGTCAGCTTATCCAGACTGTACACCCGAATTTTACGCCGCTATGGACCAAGCAATTTTCCAAGGTACTGGACATACTGTACATCTACTTGCTCCACTCCTTAACCTTAATAAGGCGCAGGTGGTAGCCGCTGGACTTAAACTTAACGCACCTTATGAACTTACTCGTTCATGTTACGAAGGTCATGAATACGCATGTGGTAAATGTGCTACGTGTATTGACCGTCTACATGCGTTCGAGGTTAATGGTGTCACTGACCCTGTTCAATACGAAAGGAACTAGAAATGAAAGTATGTAAACAATTTAGCTTTGACGCAAGTCATCAACTTGTAGGTCACTTCGGAAAATGTGCTAACTTACACGGACATACCTATAAGGTTGAACTATCCTTTACTGGACCACTTCATACTGAAGGTTCAAGTGAAGGAATGGTAGTGGACTTCTATCATGTTAAAAAGTACGCTGGAGCGCTTATTGACCGCCTCGACCATGCTACATTGCTCCGAGGAAATGAACCTATTGCTTTAGCTAACGCCGTAAGTACTAAACGAGTTATCTTTGGGTTCCGAACTACCGCGGAGAATATGTCTAAGTTCCTTGCTTGGTATTTAGGAAAGGCTCTTCAACCTTACGCTCGTTTAGACTTTGTTCGATTGTGGGAAACACCTACAGGGTACGCAGAGAGTGACTACTATGAAATCTTTACAGATGAAGAAGTGGAACAATACTACCAAGTTCGATTCTACGACAAGCATGGGTACATTACAGTGAAGGAGTTATTAGAAAATGCCAAATCAGTATAATCAACCCGATCGGGGTAAGATTAAAATCCGTACTAATAGTAAAACCGAGTTTCCAGTTATGGAAATCTTCGGACCTACTATTCAAGGAGAAGGTATGGTAATTGGTCAGAAGACTATCTTCATTCGTACAGGTGGATGTGATTTTCACTGTAACTGGTGCGATTCGGCTTTCACTTGGAACGGTACTACTGAACCTGAATACATTACAGGACTTGAAGCCGCTAAACGAATTTTGAAATTAGCGTTCAATGACAAAGGTCAGCAGATTTGTAACCATGTTACATTAACTGGAGGTAACCCAGCATTAATTGGGGAACCTATGTACGAAATGATTAGGGAATTAAAGAAGCATGGGTTCAAATTTGGACTTGAGACCCAGGGTACTCGGTACCAAGAGTGGATGAAGGAAGTATCCGATATCACACTTAGTCCTAAACCGCCGTCAAGTGGTATGAGAACTAACATGAAAATTCTGGAAAAGATTATTGAACGGTTCAATGAAGAAGGACTTAATTGGTCATTTAAAATTGTAATCTTCGATGATGTAGATTTAGCCTACGCTCGTAACTTATTTCAAGAGTTTTCACATTTAATGCGTCCAGTGAACTACCTATCAGTAGGTAACGCAAACGCTTACGAAGAAGGAAAAATCAGTGACCGCCTACTTGAGAAATTAGGCTGGTTATGGGACAAGGTATTCGAGGATCCTGCGTTCAATGACGTAAGACCTTTACCACAACTACATACACTAGTATACGATAACAAAAGAGGAGTATAATATGAATTTAGATCAATTTAAAAAGATGTCAACTATTTTAGGAAACCCCGAATCAACTGTACCTAATATTGAAATTTGCGCTAAACTAGACGCAGCTGAACTAGCTCTTAGGGAGCTATTCGGTGTAATGGGAGAGGACGCAGAACGTGACGGACTACAAGATACTCCGTTCCGATTTGTAAAAGCACTAGCTGAACATACTGTAGGGTACCGCGAAGATCCTAAACTACATTTAGAGAAGACCTTTGACGTTGACCATAACGACCTTGTCCTAGTGAAGGATATCCCGTTCAATTCCCTTTGCGAACATCATTTAGCCCCATTCGTAGGTAAGGTACATATTGCGTACATTCCTAGCGACAAGATTACAGGACTATCTAAATTCGGTCGGGTAGTTGAGGGTTACGCTAAACGACTTCAAGTTCAAGAACGTTTAACACAAGAAATCGCAGACGCTATCCAAGAAGTATTAGAACCTCAAGCTGTAGCTGTTATCGTAGAAGCTGAACATACTTGCATGAGCGGTCGCGGTATTAAGAAGCACGGGGCGACTACAGTTACTTCAACAATGCGTGGACTATTCCGTGAAAACGAAGCGGCTAGAGCTGAACTACTTCAGTTGATTCGTAACTAGGAGGTTCAGTATGGAAGCCGTTAAACGTAAAAAGATGGTCAGTGAACTTCAGTTAGTTCTTACTTTGTTATTCGTAGTAGCTTTGGTAGTAAGTAACATTATCACTAGTAAACAAGTACTTCTTCCTTTTAACATTACGATGACTGGAGCCGTGTTCATTTTCCCTATCACTTATATCCTGTCAGACTTGGTGTCCGAAGTGTACGGATACCGATGGAGTCGATTGACTTGCTACTTCGGATTTGCGGCTAACTTATTTGCGGCACTAGTCTTTAGCGCAGTGATTCAAAGTCCCGCCCCAAGTTACTGGCAAAATCAAGAAGCCTTTCAAACAGTCCTAGGAAGTACACCTCGGGTATTAGTTGCGTCACTTTTAGCCTTCGTTATTGGGGACTTTGTAAATGACCAAATCTTCGCTAGAATGAAACGTAAATACCCGGATTCTATTAAAGGATTTGGAGCTCGTGCAATCTTTTCAAGTCTAATGGGTGAACTAGTGGATAGCCTTGTATTCCTCCCATTAGCATTCTGGGGACTAATGCCTGTTCAAACTCTAGTCATCATGACACTTAGTCAGGTAGTTATTAAGACAGGGTACGAATTAGTTATCCTTCCATTTACTACCATTGCGGTTAAGTTAGTAAGTCGATACGAAAACAGAAAGGTTGAACATGAGTATTAATTTATACTTCGCTGGAGGATGTGCAAAGGCTATTGAGGACTTTTTATTATCTCGTAACGCTAATCGATTGTTTACTCAGAAGTACGAACGCAATTCTACAGGAAAGGTCTGGTTCGATTACGCAGATAAGCATCCAGATTTCAGTGGTAAGGTGTTTGTGGACTCTAGTGCGTATGGCGCGTGGACAAGAAATGTTCATATTGACCTAGACGAGTACATTGACTACCTAAATAGTAACGAAGGTAGGTTCGAAGTAATTGCGTCACTGGACGTCATTCCAGGGGATAAGGGACATTTTGCTACACGTCAACAAGTATTAGACGCTAGTAACCAATCGTGGGATAATTACCTTTATATGTACGAACGGGTACTGGATAAAGACCGTGTCATTCCGGTATTTCACATCGGGGAACCATGGGATTATTTAGATAAGATCTTGAACCACCGTCACAAAGATGGCTCTAAAGTTCTGTACATGGGATTAGGTGGACTAGTAGGTGTCCACGGTAACGAACGTGAAAAGTGGCTTAGTCGTGTATTCGAAACTATTCAAAGTAGTTCGAACCCAGAAATTAAGACTCACGCCTTTGGGGTTACTGCCGTTAAAATTTTGGAACAGTTCCCATTCACGTCAGCGGACTCTACTTCAGCAATTCTTACAGGCGCAATGGGGAATATTATGACCCCTTATGGAAATATTAGTTTTGCCCGTAAGGATGGAGGAGCTGCTAACTTCTACCGTTTAGGTAAGCCGGTACAGGACAGTATCTTACAACTGATTCGGGAATCCGGTTTGAACTTTACGGTCGAGGAACTGGCTGACAATTACATTGCCCGGGAATTAATCAACTGTCAGTACTTATTAGATTGGGCTAGTAATTATACTTACACGCCTATCAAGCACAAACAGAACCGATTATTTTAGCCCCTTAGGAAATGACCTTATTATTAAATAAGGTCTTTTTAGGTGTTTACAAAATATCGAAAATTGGTGTATATTAATGTATAACTAAAATTAAAGGAGGCTCAAGATGAGCATTACGTTTAAAACGCAGACCCTTATGCAGGTCGTAGGTCAGCTAAATCGATTAGTTCCTAGTAAGCTACTAGAAATTACTCGATATTGGTATATTGAAGGAGCTGATGGAATTGTTACTTTTACCGCTTATGACGGTTCCAACTGGCTACGCTATACCCTTGAAGCTGACGGAGAAATTGACGTCATTGTGAAAGCTGAACAATTTGGTAAACTAGTTGAAAAGACTACCGTAGATTCTATTTCTCTTACACCTAAGGCTGAGTACCTGGAAGTTAAGGGTAACGGTACTTACAAGGTAGATATTGTACCTAGTGACGAATCTTATCCATTGTTCGACAGTGCGTTACCTGAGGATTTAAGTGAGGACGACGCTAAATTATTGAAGTCTTCCCTGTTCTACAATATCGCCAACGTGAACGACTCTGCTGTATCCAAGAGTAACGCAGACGGTATTTACACAGGTTACCTATTAGATGGAGATCAAGCTATTACATCTGATATCATTCGGGTGTGTTTGAACCCTATTGACGATATCGGAGCTAAACTACTTATCCCATCTTCACTAATGCGACTACTTTCATCTCTAACTGATGACAAGTTGTACCTATGGACTTTAGATGACGAGTTCATTTATGTAGCTACTGCAACTGTAGAAATCTACGGTCGGGTTATGGAAGGAGTCGAAGACTACCAGGACATGAGTGTGATGGATAGTCAGAAGTTCGAATCCGAAGTTACATTGCCTACCGCCGACATTCAAAGCATCCTAGACCGTCTTACTTTGTTCATGACCGCTTTTGACAAAGGTACCATTCATTTAGACTTCGGACCTAAGCAACTTGCAATTATTACAACATCTGGTTCTAAGGAGCTGGTTAAATATGCTTCAGGGAACAAAGGTACTGACTTCGTGTGCGCAGTAAATAGCCTACTACTACGGGATATTTTAGCTACTGTATCGGAAGACTACTTCACTCTTCATTTTGGAAATGAACTATGTCTTAAGATTGAATCCAATGGGGTTACTTACTACTTAGCTACCCAAGAAGAAGGAGACGCTTAATGGCTAGTAAACTGTCCAGAATTGCAAAAATGGTAGCGGCTGAAAAAGTAAATGAGCCTGCGGCTAATTTCGTGGACAAGTTTACTCAGGTTATTGAAACTACCCAAAAGGCTTACACTCCATCCACCTACTATAAGCCAAGTGGCGTGGGTGGATGTATTCGTAAGATGTATTTCGAGCGGATAGGTAAGGCTTTACAGGATAACGCTAGCTATAACCTAATTGCTATGGGGGAAGCGGGTACATTTAGGCACGAAGTCCTTCAGGAGTACATGGTTCAAATGTCCAAAACTGACCCAGATTTTGAGTGGTTAGATGTAGCAGAATACCTAGAGGAAAATCCTGTAGAGGGTACCGAGGTTGACAAAAACTTCGTCAAGAATGAATACGAGACGAAGTGTAAAAATGAACTACTTCAGCTATCGTTCCTATGTGACGGACTTGTAAGATGGCGAGGTAAGGTGTACATCATGGAAATTAAAACTGAGACTATGTTCAAGTTTAATAAACATACTGAACCTTACCCAGAACACAAAATGCAGGCTACTTGCTATGGAATGTGTCTAGGGGTCGACGATGTACTGTTCTTGTATGAGAACCGTGATAACTTCGAAAAGAAGGCCTATACCTATCACATTACTGACGCTATGAAGGACGAGGTACTGGACAAGCTAGTTACTTGTGAAGAGTATGTAGAGAAAGGGGAAAGCCCGAAAATCTATTGCTCGTCTAATTACTGTCCGTACTGTAGGAAGGAGGGACGTAACCTATGACCTATACCGGTAAAATGTTCGAAGAGGACTTTAGGAAGGGGGCAGATCTTTGCGGAAATAACGCAAGATTTTCCCGTCTGTACGACACTACGAACGGCTTTAGAGGAGTCGCAAATCCATGTGACTTTATAGCTGCGACGAAGTATGGGACAGTTTACGTTGAACTAAAAACTACTCATTCTAGTTCCTTACCCTTTTCGAATATTAGTGAACATCAGTGGAATGAATTATTCCTAGCTGATCAATGCACGTATGCTTTAGGTGGTGTATTAGTTTACTTCCCTAAGCACGCTATGATTAAGTGGTACCCTATGACTGACCTTACTCGTCTAAAACATCAAGGGAAGAAGAGTATTAATCCTTCGACTGAAACGGATATTGGGTATTCTGTACCTTATTTAAAGAAGCGTACTCGACTCACTATCCCTATTGAAAATGTTCTTAAAGCGTTCAAGGGACATTTAGCTGACAAGACTAATGGGTAGAGCTAAGTTACCGCACATAGATATACGACTTGACGAGCTTGCAGAAGCTTCGAAGAACGCCGAAGATTATGGAGAAATTGTTAATGTCGTAGTTGACGAAGTAGTTCGAAAAGCTACTAAGCCTTTGGACGATGTGATGGAGAAGATCCAGGAACATTTAACAGACGTTCAATCCATGACTACTGAAGATTTGAACTACTTCATTACCTACCTTCCTACTGTTATGTACTTCACTACAGATAGGGCAGAATTGGTAGGTATTAAGATGGACGCAAGTGCTGCGATTCGTCGGGAGAAGTACGATGACTTATATGTGTTTGCGGCTGGTAGGACAATCCCAGATAAAGAATCCGAAACTCGTAAATTAGTTATGAACGAGACTGTGATTGAAACTGCCTATAAACGAGCCTATAAAAAGGTTCAGTCTAAATTGGAACAAGCTGATAAAGTATTAGCTTCCCTTAAACGAGTTCACCAATTTAGACTTAACGACATCGAACTCACACAATATAATTCAACAGGAGTAACATTACATGCAAAAAGAAATCGCCGTAAAGATGATTGACCCTAAATTGGACCGACTTAAATTCACAGGAGATTGGGTCGATGTACGAACTAGTTCCATTACTGAAATCAATGCTAGTAAGGAACAAGTTTCGAAATGTCGAACTATTCTTCAAAAAGCTCAAGTCTGCCCTATTAAGGCGGGCGAAAGCATTAAAATTGCGCATGGGTTTGCTTTAGAACTACCTAAAGGACATGAAGCTATTCTCCACCCTCGCTCAAGTCTGTTTAAGAAAACAGGATTAATCTTTGTTTCAAGTGGAGTCATTGACGAGGGATACAAAGGGGATACAGACGAGTGGTTCTCAGTTTGGTACGCAACCCGTGACACTGAACTATTCTACGACCAACGTATTGCCCAATTCCGAATCCAACCTAAACAACCTGAACTGAAGTTTAACTTCGTGGATACTTTAGGTAACGACGCAAGAGGGGGGCATGGAAGTACAGGAGATTTCTAATGAAGCTAGAACAACTTATGCAAGATTGGAATAAGGATTCCAAGGCGTTGGTAGCTGTACATGGATTAGAGCGGGAGAACTTACCTCGTATCCCGTTCTCTACTCCTATTATGAACTATCAGACGTATGGTGGACTTCCTCGTAAGCGCGTAATTGAGTTCTTTGGTCCTGAGTCTAGTGGCAAAACTACATCAGCCTTGGATATTGTAAAGAACGCCCAATACATCTTCCAGGAAGAGTGGGAGCAGTTACAAGAGGATTTGAACGCTAAATTAGAAGAGTTACAAAACGCAAAAGGTTCGAACAAGACTAAAATTAAGGAAATCCAAATGCGTCTAGATGCTCATAAGGAACCACTGAAAATTGTATACCTTGATTTAGAGAATACATTAGATACAGATTGGGCTAAGAAATTAGGCGTGGACGTGGATAACCTTTGGATCGTACGTCCGGAACATAATTCCGCAGAAGAGATCCTTCAGTATGTACTAGATATGTACGATACAGGAGAAGTAGGTCTAATTGTTTTAGACTCTTTACCTTACATGGTCAGTCAGAACTTGATGGACGAGGAGTTGACTAAGAAAGCCTACGCAGGTATCTCCGCCCCGTTAACGGAGTTCAGTCGAAAAGTTACCCCACTACTTACTAAATACAACGCGATTTTCTTAGGTATTAACCAAGTTCGCGAGGACTTAAATAGTATGTATTCTACCTACTCTACTCCAGGTGGTAAGATGTGGAAACACGCCTGTGCGGTTCGAATTAAGTTCCGAAAAGGTGACTTTATTGACGAGAAGGGCGAAAAGGTTAATAGGTCCGCTCGTAACCCAGCAGGTAACATGGTGGAAGCCTTTGTAGAGAAGACTAAAGCCTTTAAGCCTGACCGGAAATTAGTTCAATACACATTGTCCTACCACGAAGGTATTCAGGTAGAAAGTGACCTTGTAGACGTAGGAATTGAGTATGGATTCGTTGGTAAGAGTGGAGCATGGTTCACTATCCTTGACCCAGATACTGGTGAAATTTTACAAGATAGTGCCGGTGAGGATTTAAAGTTCCAAGGTAAGGCTCGTATTGTAGAACGACTACGGACAGATGACGAAGTATTCAATGACCTTATGACCGCAGTACACGAAGCTATTACTTACGAAGAACAGTAGGGGCTAGTCATGGTTCAACGAACACTATTTAATCGACCTACAGGTCCTAAATTAGCTACAACTAGGAAGAAGCGTCCACCTCTTAATTCTAAGGTACTAACACTTATGAATCAAAGAGAGCGTCAAATTCTAGTTCACTCTAATTTGTACTACCGGCAAAATACGAATATTGTATCGGACTTTCAGTACGATAGATGGAGTCATGAACTATATGACCTCATTACAAAATATCCTAAAGAATTTAGGAAGTCGGCATGGTTCCAAGCATTTAGGGACTTTGATGGAAATACTGGAATGGGCTTACCGTATACGCATCCATGGGTAGAAGGTACGGCCCTTCATTTATTGAAGATTACAGGAGGGAAAAGCTAGTGATAAATTTAGCTAATAAATATCGCCCAAGAGCCTTTCAAGACGTAGTAGCTCAAGGGTATGTAAAGCAGATTCTACTGAACCAATTAGAAACTGGAGAGATTAAACACGCCTATTTATTTTGTGGAGGAGCTGGAACAGGTAAGACTACGTCCGCTCGTATTTTCGCAAAAGAGGTAAATAACGGGGAAGGTACTCCTATTGAAATTGACGCAGCTTCTAATAATGGTGTAGAGAATGTGCGGGACATTATCGAGGACAGCAAGTTTAAATCGCTAGACAGTAAGTACAAAGTATATATCATTGACGAGGTTCATATGCTTTCTACAGGCGCATTTAACGCCTTACTGAAGACACTAGAGGAACCACCTACAGGTACTATCTTTATTCTATGTACCACTGACCCTCAAAAGATTCCAGCTACAATCATGTCCCGAGTTCAGAGATTCGACTTTACTCGAATTAGCATTGACGATATTGTTAGTCAGTTAGAGTATATTTTAGAGTCCGAAAACGAGGAAGGTGCATCGTACGATTACGATATAGAGGCTTTACGTTTCATTGCTAAACTAGCTAACGGTGGGATGCGTGACGCTATTACACGTCTGGAAAAGGTATTAGATTATACGGACTACGTAACCGTCCAAGAAGTAGCAGATGCCTTAGGTACACCTGATTACGAAACGTTCGTAAACTTAACTAAGACTATTCTATCGAATAGTACGTCAGACGCATTGAAACTATTAGACGAGTTCCACATGAGCGGTAAAGACCTTAAACTAACCATGCGTAACTACACTAACTTCCTGGTCGACGTATGTAAGTACTTCCTGACTCAAGATTTAGGACTTACTAACTTACCTGACCATTTAGAGGAAGACTTGGCGGAGATTAAAGGTTCAACTGAATATTCACTCTTACTATGGATGCTGGAAGAAATGAACTCTTTAAACTCTACTATTAAATGGGAACCGAACGCTAAGCCTATTATAGAAGCACAGATACTACTGATGACGCAGGAGGATTGATATGATTAAGTTCATTGGGCAGAGTAAGGCTAAGGAGTTCGTAAAACGCCGCAATTCCTTACCTAACTGTACTGTCATTATCGGACCTAAGCGGAGCGGTAAGAGCACGTTTGCACGATATATTTGCGAGGAATTAGGGTACCATTGCATATTCATTGACAACAAGGTAGACAGTATTCGGGAAATGATTGAACTTAGTTCAAGTCTAGCTCAGCCTACTTTATTTGTGACTCAAATGTCGGGAATGTCCGTAGGAGCTAAAAATAGCTTACTAAAAGTGACAGAGGAGCCTCCTAAGAATGTTCATTTATGTCTACTTGCCTACACGGAAGGAGACGTACTAGATACGCTAATTTCCAGGTCGTGGGTTATTAACTTACTACCCTATTCCCCAGACGAGGTTGCGTACTATTTAGAGCGCTATGTCAAGGGTGTACGGGACATTATACCTCTCAGTACCCTATTCAGTAGTCCTGGACAAGTCAACCAAGTGATAGTAGAATACGGCAAAGAAGGACTTCAATTGTACCTGGATAAGGTTCAATTCTTCTATGACAACATCTTCGAAGCTTCATCTAGTAATGCCCTAAAGATGGCGGATTGGTTCCGTTTTAAGGATACTGACACCACTGAAGATACGTTAATACCCGAACTATTCCTAGAGCTATGTATGAACTACATAGGTACACAGAACCGCAACATTTTAGACACGTCTATACTTGTTCGGAACTACAAACTTCTCCGAAAACTGGCAATCTGTCTAGGTTCAGTAAGTACTAGGGGACGAAATAAACTATTCGCGATTAACAAGCTAATTAAGGAGGTACATGAAATTGGCTAATTTAATGGAGTTTATGACTCATATTAGAGAAGATAGATTACTTCCTTTTTACATTTTTACAGGCGAAGAGATTGGGCTTATGAACGTATACTTAGGTCATATCAAATCACCTGTTACTCGCGAAAGTAGTGTAGCTAGTGTTATACGTCCACTGACTCAACGGTCTATTGTAAATACAAACCGTGTCTACGCCGTGCGTGATGACAAAGAGTTCCTATCCAATGAATCCCGCTGGAAGGTACTAGAGGACATTAAGTACGGTACACTTATCCTGATGTACACCAAATTAGATTCACGCAGTAAATTTCTGAAGCAGTATACAGACAATGTAGTTATGTTCGATAAAATGACTACCCCTCAATTAGTGAATCACTTCTCTAAGAAATTCAACTGTACAGTACCTATACTTGAGTATGTAATTGAGGCATGTGACCGTGACTACTCGCGAATTGAAAACGAGTTAGATAAAATTAGTCGAGTGGACTTACCTACCGAGGAAGCCGTGGACTCCTTAATTTATCGGGAGCTTGAGTTCGAAATCTTCGAGGCCGTTAAATGCGTTATCAGCTACCGACCTACCCAGGCTTTCGAACATATTCATACCTTACTAAGTAAGCAGGAAAATGTACTAGGGTTCCTTACCTTGCTGTACAATCAGTTCAGCGCCGCAAGTCGAATATTGGGTACGGATAATGCTAAAGAGTCTACTGTAGGTATTAAGCAGTTCACTATTAATCAAATTAGGTCGAACTTTAATTACTCTTTAGACTCTGCGTTCGAAGGAATGGTGATAATTGGGGACATAGTTGAAGGAATTAAATCTGGACTCTATACAGATGTAACAGGTGTCCAAATTTGCTTATTAAAACTTTTTGAATTGTCGTAAACAAATTCGATAAATTCGGTGTATATTAAACTAAGTAAAGGAGGAGCCAATGGGTAACAAATCACCGACAAAACTAGCCCGAGTATTCCTAGCCGGGAATTTAGGGTATTTAGAAAGCCTAATTAGTCAATATGGACCTAATATGTCCATTCAGGAAATTTATAATAAAGAAAAGGAAAAACACAAATGACGAACATTAAAACATTCAAACAGTTAGTTACTACGCACATTCAGCGGGATGGAGTTGATAATCTATTGGAATGGGTAACTAACGAAACTGACTTCTTAACCGCACCAGCTAGCACTCGATACCACGGTTCCTATGAAGGTGGATTACTTGAACATTCCCTTAACGTATTCAATCAACTTGTCTGGGAAATGAACCATGTAGTAGGGGAAGGTTGGACTGAACTATATTCTATGGAAACCGTAGCTATCGTAGCATTGTTCCACGACCTCTGCAAGATTGACCGTTATGTTTTAGGTCAGAAATGGCGTAAGGACGAGAACGGTGAATGGGAATCTTACGACGCCTACGAATACAATCAACAGAAACCTGAAATGGGACATGGTGCTCAATCGGTATACTACCTACAAAAATTCATCCAACTGACTGAAATGGAAGCTCAAGCTATTTACTGGCACATGGGAGCCTACGATATTAGCCCTTATTCCACCCTAGCCGCTTGCAGTGAAACCTTTAAATGGAACCCACTGGCATTCTTGCTACACCGTGCAGATATGGCAGCTACGTATGTAGTAGAAAATGAAGCTTTTGAATATGCTACTGAACCTGTAGTAGAAGAAGCTGAACCTGTTGAAGAAGCAGTAGAAGAGAAACCAGCTCGTAAGCGTGCTCGTAAAACTGTTAAGGAAGAACCTGTAGAGGAAGAGCAGGAAGAGGAAAAACCAGCTCGTACTCGTCGACGCCGTAAAGTAGCTAAAGAGGAGGACGTACAAGAGGAGCAGGAAACTGAACAAGAGGAACCTGTAGCACGTATCACTCGACGTAAAAAGGTAGCTGAAGCTGAACCGGAAGAGTCTAAGGAAGAGGAACCAGTGGAAGAAGAAAAACCTTCCAAGATTCGTCGACCTCGTAAAGGTGTACGAGCTAAATCAGGTGACCCTGTAGTAACTACATACTACTTCTACAACGAAGCTGACGACTATTACTACAAGAAAGACGTCAATGAACCGGACAACGGGGACGACATTTTAGTAGATGAGCTTGAGTATTTAGATGCTATGTGTCCAGTACTTGAAGAAGACTTCTTCTACACTCTTGACGGCAAACCTGGTAAATTAGCTAAAGGTGAACGTTTGCCTGAGGAATACGACGAAGAGACTTGGGAACCTATTACTGAGGGAGAGTATGAAGAGTTGACTAAGCCAGCTGAAACTACGGTAGTACGAGCTTCTCGTAAGAAGCCTACTCCAAGCCGTCGACCACGTCCATAGGGAGGTATATGTATGTGTCAACATTGTGAAGAACATGATACTGCTGATGTATCATTCGTGTTACGTAACGAAGCAGGGAAGGCTACTGAAATTAACTTCTCCTACGAGGAGCTAGAACAGTTTGCTAAGCAGATTGACGAGATGTCGCATAAGGGACATGAGAACTTCCAGAAGATGACCGCCCTTGCTTATTTAAGTAATAAGGAAGTTCAGCAAGCGGAAATTCGTACAGCGTTGATTGATGCTAAGTTTGCAACCTACCGCGAAGCAGTATTAGAAGCCGCTGAGAAGTGTACGGACCTTGAACATTTCCGTAAGGAATTGAAAACCATTGAAAATACTAATGAATTAGTAGAGAAGCTATCACCGTCACTTGCCCGAATGATGGAGGATTAACATGGAACGAATATGCGCAGTAATGGTATTTGAATACCATAACGATTCTAAACCTATAGAAATACCTGCGTTATTCGATTGTATGGAAGATATAGAACACATAGTGGACTATGTTGAAAGTGTAATGGATGAACAAGACCCTTCGCATGGAGGGTCCGTTATCCTTACCCCATATAATCCGGACATTAACGGAGAGTATATTGCAGTAAATTGCGTAGTGAGCCTACGGTACATTAAAGCTATGAAATGTACGTGTAGTGTAATTAAGTATAAGGAGCCGCTAGATGTCTCAAAATCGTAGACAATTATCAGCTAGTGTTAAGGCGTTCGTGGAGGATTATAAACGGGCAAAGCTTCGAATAGCTTACCTAAATTCCAGACACGCGCACAATGCGGATAATGAATTAGAGAGTTTGACTCATTTTGTAAAATGTATAGATGACATGGTATTATGCTTTCCAGAAAGTCAGAAAATTATTTTCCAGAAGTGTATATTAGATGACCTTCCAGTTACTAAAGCCGCATTGGAAATTGGATACCATTACACATGGGTACTAGAGCTCCGAGACCGTGTAGTTAAAGCTCTAGAATGCGCCATTCATAATGACGGTATTATTACGTCAGAGATGGGCATAAAATTGAAGGAGGTAATAGATGGGAATCGTATTAGTTAAAAGTATTAGCGTCATACTATTTCTAGCTAGTTCGCTAAGTACGTTATACGCACTATTGCGTCTACCGTTATTAGATAGAAACGCAAATGTGAATCCATTAGCTATAGTAGCAGGTCTAATCTGTAGCGCCGTTATTCTCGTGATTACCGGCTGGTATTTAACGGTAATGTCATGAGGAAGGGTATACCGACTAGACGAGCTAGTTCGCGACAGGAGAAGCAAATTGCGCGTGAATTAGGTGGACGTGTCCAGCCTAATAGTGGGGCAACTGACTTCTATAAAGGGGACGTCATGACGGACAATATGCTAATTGAGTGTAAGACTGTTATGAAACCTCAACGTTCCATTACTGTTAAGAAGGAATGGTTCGAAAAGAATGAACAGGAACGGTTCGCTAGTAAGAAAGACTATTCCGCGGTAGTATTCGACTTCGGGGACGGACAAGAACAGTATATAGCTATGGATGTTAAAGCATTTAAAAGGTTACTTAGAGACCAGAAGGAGGACATATGACAGATAACCAGAAGTGTTTATTAGTAGTAGATGAGAAAGGTCAATTACGGCAGTACGAATTAGACGGGGTAAACAGTACTTACCTCGATGTAACTAATCTAGACCCTATTGTACTGAAGACGGTAATTGAACTAATCTCTCGTAGCCGTGTAGGTGTAACTAAATACGGCACTACACTACATGAAAACCACGCTGATGACTTTTTACAACATGCTAAGGAGGAAGCACTAGATTTAGCTAACTACCTTACCAAGTTGCAATCAGAGCAAAAATAAAAAAGGCCCTCTCGGGTCTTTTTTATTTGTTTGAATCATTTACAAGCTGTTCATAAGCGAAGTCAATTAACTCCTGTCGGGTAAACTGATAAGCCTTACCATTTAGTACTACTACTGGAAGCAAGCTAGTGTCTATACCTACGCATCCGATACCGTCACTTGTTAGCAGGAACTCCATATCGTTACGAAGTAGGTTCACGTCCTTTAGGTCTTTAATACTTCCTACCATTCTCCGTCCTCCACTTCTTTCACTACTGCGTTACAATCTAAACATCGCCAAAATTTGCCGCTAGGAATAGGTTCAGGTACATTTAGCTTATCCCCAAATTGATTAATAGTAAATACTCCAGGGTACTTAAATGTACACCCAATTTGAAGTGACTTACATTTAGGGCATTGTAGTCTTTCGAACTTTTTCTTGTGCCTAAATAACTGAACACATTCTAAGTCAGTGAACAATCTATCGTCCTTATAGACAACTCCTTCCATTAATTCATCTTCGGAACAACCCTCGTCTAATAAGTCCCCGATTGTGTGGGAGTAGGCGGTGAGTACGGAGAACAGTCCCGGCGCGTGTCTTTTACTAACCTGAAGTTCTGTACAGGTCATCCACGGCTGAGGTGTCTTGGTAAAGATTCGAATTCCTTCAGTATAACTGGAGTTTGGGTCAATGTTACCTAAGAGGCGCAAAACAGTTCCATTCATAATCATGTCTACATATACCTGAAATGTATCCATATTAGCTAAATACTTACAAGTAATCTTTCTATATAGGATAGATGGAATATCTCGTACGACTGTAGCTGGTCTAGTCTTATGGGGTCTACGCTTTTTATTCTTAGCCATTATTCAGCTACCACTGTAGGTTGTTTCAACTCTACAATTTCCTTTCCTTGGTATTTAGTAACTTCTTCTAACTGAACAATTTTAGATTCTAGGTCATGTAAACGATAATCTAGACGCTGACGTTCTTCACGCATTGACATAATTGTAAAAATTAGTACACCTAATGCGCAAAGTGTAGCGAATGTAGTAATTGAATAAATAACACGGTCAATTCGAATTCTTCTTTTAATGTATGGGTACATATTAAACCTCTTTCTCTACTGTAATTTTAAAATCGACATCATTTAGGCTTAGGGACAAAACTGTCCCAAGTTTTTTCTCATTCGTCAACAAATCGAGGATAATTTCTAAAACTTGCTTACCTAGAACTAATTGAGTTGCTACGATATCTGACTCGTTCATCGTTATACCTCCTTAATTAGCTGATGTGCGTGAGCTAAACAGCTCGAACTTCCGAACTTATTAGCTAAATACTGATAATAGTTAGCTTCTTCAATTTTACTAACTTTGTTTTCCTGAACCTGACGGTCCGCGAAAGTCATAGGGGCTTGGTTGTTTGTACGATCAAAAATTAACATAGGATACCTCTTTCTATTTTGTATATTCTTCGAAAATTGGGATAACTTGTTCAGCTATATGTTTCTTCCGAACAGTTACTCTACCTCTTGCAGGTGCGTTCATAATTTTACGACATTGTTCTAATGTACGCATGCCGTAACTTGCGGCTAATTGAAGCCATTTAGCTTCCGCAGGTTCAACCTTAATGTATTTCAGGGTTCTTGGATTAACTGTATAGTTTCCTAAACTCTGAAACAGTGGTACACATCCTTCACCGATGGAGGGGATATTCCATACTTGATAATCCCCTGTAATAAATTGCGCCGGATAGAAAGTATTCGAACCTTGTACAATAATATCCATTTTATCTACCTCCACTAATTACTTATCTAAAGTAATAACATAAGCAGGATTAATAGTCTCTAATCCCCATTCTTTTAATGTACGTTCGGATAGTTTTTCTACCTTTAGTACTTCGACATCTAATAAATAGTTCGAAAAGTTACTTGAATTAAATACCTGATATTGTGTACCTTGAAGTAATACTTCTGCCCCTTCACTATCAATAACAATTAGATATTCATTAGTGAACGTGTCTTGTAGTTTTGAAAGTTTCATTGTTTTATACCTCTTTTTCGTATTTCTAACTTACACATTAAGTATAACATATTACCCGGTAATACACAACCGATAAATCCAGAAATATTCGAAAATATTGAACTTTTTTGAATTTATTTACCAAAAGAAAACGCATAAAAATCGCCAAAAATGCGCCGAAAGTGGACGAATACTTCTTATAAACTAACTAAATACATAACAATACTAAATCCTTTAGAAGCCTTTATACAATAAGGAAAATCAATGCGCGCAGGAAATGCACTTTCCGAACTATCTAATAATAATCCATTAAATAACAATAAATACTAGAAGGAATAATAGCAGTAAACATAAGGGATTAGAGACATTGAAACTAGACAGATAATAAACAGAACCGTAGGACAAAGGACAGGAAAAGAGCACTTCTACAAACCAACTTACAAAACGTCCCAGAATAGTTGGTACAGAAGGGTTTACAAGATTAGGGAATTTCCGAACTATTGCGTATTTAGTGGAAAGTTTAAAACTCTGAACCATATTTCTGAACCGGTTCGAAAGTGATTTCTGAACAAAAGTTCGAAAGTTCGAAAACATGGTTCGAAAGTTCGAAACGCCTGGAAATAAGTTCGAAAGTTCGAGAATACTTATTTACAATTTCCGAACATTCTTTATCTGATTCAGTTATTACTCACTACTTTAGTTTCTTACTTAAATGGTGTATAATATAGTAGAAAGAATTTGAAAGGGGTAAATAGATGACTGATGTACCTAATGGACCTAAGACAAAGAAACGTACTTTGCGCAAGAAGCCTGGACGGAAACCAGTGAAGCAAAAGGCGCGTGTAGAATTAGCCGAGGTTATTGAGTTTGATTATAAAGGCATTAAACTTAGTAAGCAGGAACGTAACGAAAGAATGAAGTTGGAGTTTATTAGAGGTATGGATGTAGCAGAGATTGCTCATCGTTATGGAGTCTCTAAAACAACAGTAGAAATCTTGCGCTCAAAAGGTAAGTGGGTGAAGTTAAAGAAACAGTTCGACGATGAAAAGTCATTAGTAACTAACGATACACTTACACAGATGTACGCAGGCTTTAAAGTATCAGTGAACATTAAATACCATGCGGCGTGGGAGAAGCTAATGAACATTATAGAAATGGCATTAGATAACCCAGATAAATACCTCATGACTAATAAAGGTGAATTAAGATGGGGTGCGTTAGATGTACTATCTAATATCATAGACCGCGCACAGGCTGGACAGGAAAGAGCTAATGGTATGATACCAGCTGAAGTACAATATAGACTTCAAATTGAACGTGAGAAGATTACCTTGTTACGTAAGAAGATGGGCGATGGTGATACTGAGGAAGAGGTACGTGATAACTTTGTAGAAGCTTTAGACAATGCGGCAAAAGCGGTATGGAAAGACTTTGCTAATGAAACAGGAGCTTATATAAAGGAAGTATCTAACCAGGAGGCTGACAATGACTAAGAAAGAAATGTTCATCTGGGGAATTGTTATTCTAGTATTTACTATTGTAGTAATCTATCCTAGACCTCGCCAAAAGGAAACTGTAAAAGAACCTGGAGTCATTACTCATGTAGGTCCTAATTATATAGAAGTAGAGGCGTACGGAAGATTCCTCATTAACCCTAAAGAAGCAGCAAAGCTAAACGAAGGAGAACACGCGCCGAAGTATATATTAGAAAGAGGTAGCTAGATGAAAATACATCATATCACTGAACAAGAAAACAGACGCACGCGCACTGAAATAGATTCATTATTAGATGAAGCACGTGAGATGGAATATGATTCTGTACTTATAATAGGAATAAAGAATGGAGAAATATTCTCTTGTCATTCAGCTAAAAGTAAGTTACAACTATTAGGTGCGTTAGAATTAGTCAGTCACGACTTTAAAGATATCAACTTCTAGGAGGTTGCATGGGTAGACTAAGAAATAAAGTACAGAAGTTTAACTTCGTACCATTTAGTAAGAAACAACTTCAGCTACTCACTTGGTGGACAGATAACTCACCCTATAAAGACTTCGATGTGGTTATTGCAGATGGTTCAATTCGTTCCGGTAAAACTGTATCAATGGGACTGTCGTTTGTCCTTTGGGCAATGAATGATTTCGATGGACAGAACTTTGCTATCTGCGGTAAGACTATTCATTCGGCTCGTCGTAACGTAGTTCAGCCTCTTAAACAAATGCTATCGAGTCGCGGCTACAGGATAGAGGACATTCGAAATGAAAACCTATTAGTCATAGCTAGAATGGACGGAGATAAGGAAGTTATTAACTACTTCTATATCTTCGGGGGTAAGGACGAGAGTTCACAAGACCTCATTCAGGGTATGACCTTAGCCGGTATATTCTGTGACGAAGTAGCCCTCATGCCTCAGTCCTTTGTTAACCAAGCAACTGGACGGTGTTCAGTATTAGGTTCTAAAATGTGGTTCAGCTGTAACCCAGGTAACCCTAATCACTACTTCAAGAAAGAGTGGATAGATAAGGCAGTCGTGAAAAGAATCCTATACTTACATTTTACAATGAATGATAATCCAAGTCTCAGTCCTGCAATCAAAGCGCGGTACGAAAAGATGTATGCTGGAGTCTTCCGTAAACGATTCATATTAGGTCTATGGGTAACAGCAGATGGATTAGTGTATTCAATGTTCAATGAAGAACAGCATGTACAAGAACTGAACATAGGATTCGACCGTATCTTTGTAGCAGGAGACTTTGGTATCTATAACGCCACTACCTTCGGGGTGTATGGATATTCGAAACGTCTTCGTCACTACCATCTCATTGAATCTTATTACCATTCAGGTCGCGAAGCCGAACAACAATTAACAGAAGCAGATATCCAATCTAATAACACCTTTTCGAACGTCTTGCAAAAGACTACTAAAGAATACGCTAATGATTTAGTGAAGATGATACGTGGGTACGACATTGAATACATTATATTAGACCCTTCAGCTTCTGCTATGATTGTTGAACTTCAGAAGCATCCATATATTGTTCGAAAACAGATTCCAATCATACCTGCGCGGAACGATGTAAACTTAGGTATTTCATTCCATGCTGAACTATTAACTGAAAATCGTTTTACACTAGACCCAAGTAACACACACGACATAGACGAGTACTATGCGTATAGCTGGGACAATAAGGCTAGTGAACGAGGTGTGGACCAAGTTGTAAAAGAGTTCGACCATTGTATGGACCGTAATAGATATGCTTGTCTCACTGACGCACTCATTAACGATGAATTTGGTTTTGAAATTCAAGTGTTGAGCGGAAAAGGCGCAAGGGCGTAAACACTTTAGCCGATAAAGTTGTATAATACTAATAAGGAGGAATTACAAATGGCTAAAAAATCTAAAGCTATTTCTCATACCGATGAAGTTCTTAGTCAGGCTTTTCTAAGTCCACTGGCGCAGAATGTAAAGTTCAAAAAGGAACTTCAAGAGGTTGAGAAGTACTATCAATACTTCGACGGGTTCGACGTCACTGACATGAATAGTGACTATGGTCAAACCTGGAAGATTAAGGAGGAAGGTCTGGATTATGTACCTACTCGAGAGATTCGTAACTTTGTGAAACAGTTGATCAAGAAGCAAGCTCGTTTCATGATGGGTAATGAACCCGAACTAACATTCAACCCACTTGTTCAGAGTCAAGACAAGGCGGCGGAGAATAAACGTATCCTATTTGACGACATTCTAAGTAAAGCTAAGTTCTGGCCGAAAGCAGCAAATGCTTTAGTAGATGCTACAGTAGGAAAACGTGTTCTAATGTTAGTATTAGGTAATGAGGGACAGGAGATTGATGTTCAATTCTACTCTATGCCGCAGTTTACTTACATTGTAGACCCTAAAGACCCATCACGTCTATTAGCGGTAGACATTGTGTACCAAGATGAACGTACCAAAGGTATGGAAGCTGAATCGCAACTATGGCATCACTATCGTTATGAAATGAAAGCAAGTGCATCTGAATCTGGAATTGCGGATGCGCTGAAGGACGACGAGGAAGAGTGCTGGTTAACCTATACACTAACAGACGGAGAAGCAAATCAGATCTACGTCACAGAAGAGGGTACCACTACTATTAAAAAGACAGAAGCTAAGTTAATCCAAATTACAGATAATTTAGGTAACCCTGTTGAAGTACCATTAACTGTACAAGAGTCCGCACCAACTGGCTTGACTGAAATCCCATGTCGAGTGATTCTGAACGAGCCGTTGACTAATGACATCTATGGTTCAAGTGACGTGAAGGACCTCATTACAATTGGGGACAACTATAACCGAACAGTCTCGGACTTACGTGACGCACTGAAATTTAAAATGTTCGAACAACCTGTCGTTATTGACGGTTCGAGTCAATCTCTTAAAGGAATGAAGATCGCACCGAATGCTTTAGTAGATATTAAGTCCGACCATACGGCAGCTATTGGAGGTTCCGGTTCAGCTAGACAAGCTCAAGTTACTACCATTTCTGGAACATTTAATTTCCTACCAGCCGCGCAGTACTATTTAGATGAAGCTAAAAAGGCAATGTATGAACTCATGGATCAACCTCTTCCAGAAAAAGTTCAGAACGCTCCATCAGGTATCGCAATGCAATTCCTATTCTACGATCTCATGAGCCGTTGTGATTCTAAGTGGGTTGAATGGGATTCAGCTATTCAATGGATGGTCACTATGATTGAAGAAATTTTAGCTAAAGTAAATGTAGACCTAGGTGTGTTACCTGACGAGATTAAGAATAGCTATTCAGCTCTTACTACATTGTCAATTGAACATAAGTACCCATTACCAAGTGACGAAGCATCTGCCCGTCAAGTTGCGCTAAATGAAGTTCAAACTAATGTACGCAGTCACCAAGCCTACATTGAAGAATTTAGTAAGAAGGAACAAGCGGACAAAGAATGGAACCGTATCCTAGAAGAACAAGCTCAACTTGATGAAGTTACCGCAGGAGCATTACCCCAATTAGCCCAAGAACTAGATGAACAGGAGATTGAAGATGAATAAGAACGCCCGGAAGAAACAGATGAAGAAGCAGGTAGTCCGGAACACGAACACGAACAGCACGGAGAAGATGTCGAACGAGACATTTAAAATCAAGTGTGATTATTGTGACGCCCACTTCGAACTACATCAGAAGGACATCCGCAACACTAAGATTGACAAGGTGTACGACTGGCGTTTCTTCGAATGCCCGAACTGTCGGATGCGTTATACTACATTCGTAGGGGATAAGAAGGTCAATGAACTAATCCGTGACCGTAACACATATCGCCGACAAATCAAAGCCGAACTAGACAAAGGTCCTAACATTAATCAGAAACGTTACCATGCTATTCGTATTCAGGACGAACATGCGGCTACTAAGATTCAGGGCCTTACACGTAAACTGAAGAAGGAGTTGAATATTAGTGAACGCGAAAAAGAATTCTTACTTGTCGAGCTGGGAAAAGGCAATTCATCAGAGGACAGTGAAACTGAACCTGGAACAGGAAACGGCGGTACTGAAAGCGTTCAATGACGCAACTAAGGACCTTATTAGTAAGATAGGAAAGTCCAGAACTGGGTACCTACCTAAACGAATCTATAAAGATTATGCTTATGACTTGTATTCAGTTATATTAGAATTAGTTACTACCTACTCCCACAAAGCCGCTAAGAATGTACTGGACGGACAACTACTACATACTTTAGCTCTATTAGGAGAAGACGGTCAGAGTACTGCAAAAGACTTCGAACGAGTTCTTCGTGGTATCTCTTTAGTGTATTCGAAACTTGCGGCAGAAGCTGTCGTGAAAGGTGAAATCTACAAGGACGGTAAGAACTTATCTAAACGTATCTGGTCAGTAGCCTCCAAAGCGGGTAACGATATTCAAGAAGTAGTTACCCGTGGACTGGCTAGTGGGATGAGCGCAGTAGATATGTCTAAGATGTTAGAACAGTATGTTAATCCAGCTGCTCGCAAAGTATGGAACGCTGAAAAGATATCGGAAACACTTGGTCCTACTACAGCTAGAAAGTATCAGAACCTAGAGTACAATGCTCTACGATTAGCTAGAACTACTATTAGTCATTCAGCTACCGCAGGAGTTCGATCTTGGGGAAAAGTGAACCCTTTCTGTAAATATGTTCAGTGGCATTCTGTACACGCGCCGGGTAGAACTTGTCAAGCGTGTATAGACTTAGACGGAGAAATCTTTCCTATAGAAGAATGTCCTTTCGATCATCCGAACGGTATGTGTTACCAGACTGTATGGTACGATAAGTCTATGGACGATATCGCAGATGAACTAAGGGCATGGGTACACGGTGAACCTAATGAAGAATTAGATACCTGGTACAGTGAACTGAACGATCCTACTCGATATAACGCAAGTGATATTGATTTTGTTAAAAGTTATTAGAGGTTCGAAACTTTCGAATCTCTTTTTAGTCTATAAATAGTCTACATCTGTTTCCGAACCATTTTTCCGAATGGTCTTTATTTATGTTATAATATGTAAGAAAGGACTTGCCACCTTAATGGCTCGAACTTGGTTTCACTGTTCCAAGATAAAATAAAAACAGAAGATTCAGCCGGAGGGCGTAAACTCAGGAGGAAAGAAAATATGGCGTACCAACTGAAAGACCTTCTAAAAGGACTTGATGATGCAACGGTAAAGCAGGTTGAAGATACTATTAAAACTAATTCGAAAGACTTAGATGCTAAGGTATTTATTGACGGGGACGGAGAACACTTTGTTCCTCATGCTAGGTTCGACGAAGTTGTTCGTCAGCGGGATTCTGCTAACAGTTCAGTTACTGAACAAAAGGAGCAACTAGAGAAGCTAGCTAAACAAGTGGAAGATAATAGCGATGCGCAGGCTACCATTCAGACACTTACGCAGAAACTAGAAGCTCAATCAGCGTTAGCTAAGAATGCTATTTTAGAGTCACGGTTGACACCATTGATTCAGAACTCCATTGCTCCAGCCTCTGACATTCTAGGGTTCATGGACTTATCTAAAATTACAGTCAACGACGACGGTAAGGTAGAAGGTCTAGAGGACCAACTGAAAGTGGTACAGGAGTCTAAGAAATACTTATTCAAAGACGTAGAACCTCAACCTGAACCGGAAGGTTCACCGGACCCGGGTAAGGCTGGTACAGGTAACCCAGGTAACTCAGGTCGATTAGGTTCTAGTCCTACACCTCCAAAAGAGGTTGGGGACTTTGGTAAGCAACTGGCGGCCGCGGTGGGTAAAGTCCAAGCGGATCAATCAGAAACTACTTCATTCTTTAAATAATAGGAGGAAAGCTCATGCCAAATGTGCGTGTAAAGACTACTGATTTTAATCAGACCACTCGCAGTATTGTAGCAATTCCGGACCACTATGTAGCATTTTCAGCTCAAATTCCGGCTACTGCTGCTACTGAAGTAAACGGTAAGAAATACATCTTAGCGGGTACTACTGTTACTAATGCGACTACACTAGAAGGTCGTTCAACAGGTCTTCAGGTTACTCAAGCAAGTGAACAATTTGACGGTGTAATCTTTACAGACCAAGAAGTTTATCCAGGCGAAGAAAATGTAACTGTTACAGTTCTCGTTCATGGATTCGTTAAGTACGCTGCGTTGCAAAAAGTAGGAGGAGCAGTACCTACTTCTAAGAACGCTATGATTTTAGTTGTAAAATAGGAGGCTAATGAATGAACATTTATGACTACTTAAATGCTAATGAGGTGGCAAGCTATATTCAATCTTTGCCTTCTAATGCATTACAATACCTCGGACCTCAATTGTTCCCTAACGCCCAACAAACGGGTACAGATATTAGCTGGTTGAAAGGTGGGTCTAACCTTCCAGTAACAATTCAACCATCTAACTACGATGCTAAGGCTAGCATTCGTGAACGTGCTGGGTTCAAAAAACAAGCTACAGAGATGGCATTCTTCCGTGAGTCAATGCGACTTGGTGAAAAAGACCGTCAAAACTTGCAACTTCTTTTGACTCAAAGTGTCGGACTTGCTCAGCCTATCATCGCTCAACTCTACGACGATACTAAGAATTTAGTAGACGGTGTAGAAGCTCAAGCAGAGTATATGCGTATGCAGTTGCTTCAATATGGTAAATTTACTGTTAAATCTACTAACGCAGAAGCACAATACACATATGACTACAATATGGACGCTAAGCAGAAGTATACTGCGGCCCAAGTTTGGACAGATCCTACTAAATCTGACCCAGTCAAAGACATTCTTGCTGCGATGGATGATATCGAAGATCGTACAGGTGTACGTCCTACTCGTATGATTCTAAACCGTAAGACTTACAACGACATGGTTAAGAGTGAATCTATTAAGAAAGCTCTTGCTATGGGTGTACAAGGTGACTGGAAGAACTTGATGCTTCTTCCTGCAGATGCTGAACAATTTGTAGCAGCTAAGACTGAACTTCAAATTGCAGTATATAGCAAGAAGATTGCTCAATTCGCTTCAGCTGACAAACTTCCTGACTATGGAAATATTCGTCAATTTAGCCTAATTGATGACGGTAACGTAGTACTTCTACCACCTACTCCAGTAGGTCACACATGGTACGGAACTACTCCAGAAGCGTTCGACTTGTCTACAGGTGGTTCAGCTGCTCAAGTTCAAGTACTCGCTGGAGGACCTACCGTTACTACCTTCAAGGAAACTCATCCAGTCAACGTAGTGACAGTGGTATCTGCGGTAATGATTCCATCATTCGAAGGTATCGACTACGTAGGTGTGATTAAGACGAACTAGGAGGATTCGATATGGCAGTTCTAAAATCTGTTACTTCGGTAATTGTACAGGGTTCGGTAGTTCACGCAGGTACTACTTTTGAGTGTCCAGATTCTTTAGCAGATTCCCTTATTCAACGTGGTTTTGCTCTCCCGATTCAGGAGGCGGAGCATGTAAAAGAGGCGGGTTCAGTTGAAATTCTAAATCAAGATGATGCAGATACAGTTCAACCAACTGAGCCGTCACCACTTGATCCTCGGGAAGCTGAAATTGAAGTTATGCGTAAGGAATACGCCGGTATGAAAGTCGGGGAACTTTTAGAACTGGCCGAATCCAATGGTATCGACATTACGTCATTGTCACGTAAAAGTGAGTACATTGACGCATTGATTCACTATGAGTTAGGAGAGTAAAATGGCTAAAGAAGCGGATATTGAATTAGTTAAAATTAATACTGATAATGTCAATTCGGTAAATCCATTAACTGATGAGCAAATTTCCGCTCTACTTGACCAACATAAGTCAGTGGCTTATGTAAGTTACAAGATTTGCCTTTTGAATACTCGAAATGATGCTGTAACACTAGGACCTATCAAGCTACAAGGTGACGCTGATTACTGGAAGAGTATGGCTCAGTTATTCTTTGACGAGTACAAACGCGAACAGGAAGAAGCCGAATTTAAAGCTAGTGCTGGGTCCACTATTTTAATGAGAAGGGCGGACGGTACATGACATATAACTTGAACTATTTTAGGTCACAGGTTCGTCGTGTTATAGACACCGCCCCTACTCATGTTACTATTACTAGAGATGTCTGGGTATCGGACGGGTACGGAGGACGGAAGCGGGATACTAAAGGTGGTATCGTACGCAGTGACTTACGTTGTGTATTTGATAACGCTTCGTCCCCTAACCTATCCGTTAACGCAAGTGACGGGGGACGAGTATTATCGCAGAACTCTATTAGGTTATTGGTTCTATGGGAGCAGGGATTAGACATTCGACGAGATGATACAGTTACTGTACTAGTATCCGATCGAAAGTACCGAGTTACCGAAGTTAATAACATATTAGAGCAGAACATACTACTCGAGGTTAAACTGGAGGTTAAGGACTAATGGCTGAACTAGTTTATGATGTAGATTCCTTTGTAGCGGAGTGCATTAAATACCGCAGTAAGATTGAAGTATCAATTTTAACCCTAGCGGAAATTGCGGCTACTAAAATGGAAGCTTACGCAAAAGAACACGCACCTTGGACCGACCGTACAGGTAACGCCCGTCAAAAGTTAGCGGGTTCAGCAGGGTTTGTAACCCAAGACCAGGTAATGATCGTAGTGGCCCATCATATGTCCTACGGTTACTGGCTAGAATTAGCGCATCAAAGACGGTTTAAAATCTTAGAGGAATCTATAGAGGAGAACGTCGAAGAGCTTTATCGCTCATTAAGAAGATTATTGAGTTAGGAGATAGTATGACGAAACGAACTACTATGATGGACAGGTTAAAAGAAATCCTTCCAACTTTTCAACCAGCAGCCCCTCCTACCTTTTTAAGTCTAGGTAACCCTACACCAGACGAGCAGGAAGAACGGCCAGATGACTATATCGTATTAGCGTACAGTCATCGACTGCCGAGTCAGACTAATCGTTTAGGAAGTTTTGCCTATTGGAAGGTTAAAATTTACGTTCACGCAAATTCAATTATTCCAATTGACCAGTACGGTGCACAGGTTCGAAAACTTATCAATGAGATGGGTTACGAAATAACGTACGCCGAGACAGGTGACTATTATGACGTCACTTTAGAACGTCATAGAATGGAAATTGAATACCGAATACCGCAAGGAGGAATTGCATAAATGAGTAAAGATATTCTTTACGGGATTAAGTACGTAGAAATTGAAGAACTAGACCCTAAGACTCAGCTTCCTAAAGTTGGGGGAGTTAAGTTCGCAATGGATACGGCAGAAACTGCTGAACTCGAGGCCGTTACATCTGAAGGTACGGAAGACCTTAAACGTAACGATACTCGTATTTTAGCTATTGTACGTACTCCAGACCTTTTGTACGGATATAACTTAACATTCAAAGACAATACATTCGACCCAGAAGTCATGGCTTTAATTGAAGGTGGTACAGTCCGTCGACAAGGTGGAGCTATTTCTGGATACGATTCACCTATGTTGGCCTCAGGCGCCGCAAACATGAAACCATTCCGGATGACCTTGTATATCCCTAACTACGTAGGGGATTCAATTGTAAACTACGTAAAACTTACACTGAACAACTGTACAGGTACAGCACCTGGTATGAACGTAGGTAAAGAGTTTTACGCACCAGAATTTACAATTAAGGCTCGTGAAGCTACTAAGGCCGGTCTACCTATCAAGGGTATGGAATATGTAGCTGAATTACCTGCTGTACTTCGTACAATTTCATTCGACTTGAACGGTGGTACAGGTACCGCTGACGCACTTCGAATCGAAACAGGTAAGAAGATTACACCTAAACCGGCTGACCCTACTGGACCAAGTGGAAAAGCGTTCAAGGGTTGGAAGGTATTAGGTGATTCAACTGTTTGGGACTTCGCTACTATGGATGTACCAGACCGCGATATTACACTAGTAGCACAATACGGCGACTAGATTTAAAGGAGGACAACTACTATGACATCAGTTAAGATTATCACCGCAGAAGAATTTAAGAATCGTTCGTTTCAGATTATCCAGATTCCTGGATTTACTCCAAAGGACGAACCTATTCACATTCGAATCCGAACCACAGGTATCATGACCTTACTCGCTAATGGGCGTATCCCTAATACATTGTTAGGTAAGGTAACTGAACTTTTCGGTGAGGATACTAAAGCGGGATCAGCTACTGACGTTACCGCAGGAATTACAGATGAAGTTAAGAAACAAGCGTTAGCTAAACTTAGTGCATCTGATTCAGGTGTGAAGGATATGGCTGAACTTCTTCGAGTATTCGCAGAAGCTTCAATGGTTCAACCTACATACGCAGAAGTAGGTGAGTACCTAACGGATGAGCAGTTGATGACCATCTTCGGAGCTATGTACGGAGAGGTTCAAGAAGCTGAATCCTTTCGTAATGTCAAGGGAGATGACTAATGTCATAGCAGTGGCTAGCGAATTTCATATCCGTCCTAGCGAGGTTGCTGGGTTTCAGACCGATATTGGAAAATATTGTTTCGATACCGCGGCAGTCGCCTATATTAGATACTTAGCCGACGATAAACAACCTCGGTATCCGGAAGATGAAAAGAGCAATCCGGGTCTTCAAACGTTACTAGGGTGAACCTTTCCGGTCACCCTTATTTTATTGATGAAAGGAGTTTAAATGGATTTTGGTACTATTGCCGCAAAGATGACACTAGATATCTCCAACTTTACCTCCCAGCTAAATTTAGCTCAAAGTCAGGCCCAACGACTAGCCGTTGAATCCTCGAAAGCGTTTCAAATTGGTTCATCTATGACCTCCATGGGTAAAACGATGACTAAAGCAGTTACATTACCCCTATTAGCTATGGCGGGACTTTCCGTCAAGGTAGGTAATGAGTTCCAAGCTCAAATGTCCCGTGTACAAGCAATCGCGGGGGCTACAGGTGGAGAGCTGGACAAGATGAAACAACAGGCTATTCAATTAGGTGCTAAGACTGCGTTCAGCGCTAAAGAAGCTGCTCAAGGGATGGAGAACTTAGCGTCAGCCGGTTTCACCGTAAATGAAATCATGAACGCCATGCCGGGTACTTTAGACCTTGCGGCCGTGTCCGGAGGGGACGTAGCCCAAAGTGCGGACGCTATGGCTAGTTCCTTACGTGCGTTCGGACTTGAAGCAAATCAAGCTGGACACGTAGCGGACGTATTCGCTAGAGCCGCCGCAGACACTAACGCAGAGACTGTAGACATGGCGGAAGCTATGAAGTATGTAGCTCCTGTAGCCCACTCGATGGGACTAAGTTTAGAAGAAACTGCGGCGTCTATCGGTATCATGGCGGACGCAGGTATTAAAGGTTCACAAGCAGGTACGACACTCCGTGGAGCCTTGTCCCGTATTGCTAAACCTACTAAGGCTATGGTTAAATCCATGGATGAACTTGGTGTATCGTTTTACGACGCTAATGGGAAAATGGTACCTCTTCGCGAACAAATTGGTCAGCTGAAAAAAGCTACCGCAGGGTTAACACAAGAGGAACGTAACCGACACTTGGTTACATTATACGGTCAGCAATCCCTTTCAGGTATGTTAGCGTTACTTGACGCTGGTCCCGAAAAATTGGATAAGATGACCAACTCGTTAATTAATTCGGATGGTGCGGCTAAGGAAATGGCGGCTACCATGCAGGATAACTTAGCAAGTAAGATTGAACAAATGGGAGGAGCTTTCGAGTCGGCCGCCATTATCATTCAACAAATTCTTGAACAGGCGTTATCCAAATTAGTAGGATGGATTACGAAGCTCATTGAAGGGTTCGTAAATATGTCGCCATTAGGTCAGAAGATGGTAGTTATTTTTGGAACAATGGTCGCAGCGTTAGGTCCACTATTACTAATCTTCGGTACTGTAATTAGTACTATTGTTAAGGTTAAGACTGCGATTCAATTCTTAGGAGCTGGATTTGCCGGAACTATAGGAACAATAGCCGCAGTAATTGGTATCATTTACGCACTCGTAGCCGTGTTCATGATTGCATATACCAAGTCTGAAACATTTAGGAACTTCATTGACAAGCTTTGGCCGTCTATTAAGAATGGGTTAGGAGTAGCCGCTCAATGGGCAGCTGAAAAACTCAAGGTCTTATGGGAATGGCTACATCAAGCTGGTCAGAAAGCTAAAGAGTTCGGACAAGCAGTTCGGGATAAAATCGGTGAACCTCTGAAACACTTCTCCGAGAAATTAGGTGTAGCTGGTGACTCTATTAAAGGGTTCATTGGTGGAGTACTTGAAAAGATGGGAGGAGCGTTTGGTAAGATTGGAGGGGTTGCGTCCCTTGCTGTATCCGCTATTACTAAATTTGGATTAGCGTTTCTAGGAATTACTGGACCTATTGGACTAGCTATTAGTTTAGTAGTATCATTCCTAACGGCGTGGGCTAAGACTGGAAGTTTGAACGCAGACGGTATCCGTCAAGTGTTTGATAACTTGTCTACTACGATTCAAAATGTAGCAGACGCTATAACTAAATACTTACCGCAGTTCGTACAAAAGGGAACTGAAATCTTAGTTAAAATCATTGAAGGAATTACTAAGGCTATTCCACAAATTACCCAGACTATTAGTCAGGTAATTACTGCGATTACGCAAACACTAGTTTCGGTCCTACCGCAATTAGTTAGTGCAGGAATGCAGATTTTAACTACGCTTATTCAAGGTATTTCGCAAGCCTTACCTCAGATTGTACAGGCTACGGTACAGATTATTACCACGTTACTTAACGGCCTAATACAAGCCCTACCTCAGTTAATTGAAGCCGGTATCCAGATTATACAGGCTCTTATTGGAGCTATTGTACAAGCATTACCGTCTATCGTAGAGGCTGCGGTACAGATTATGATGGCCCTAATTAACGGTATTGTACAAGCTTTACCTACGTTAATTGAAGCAGGTCTTCAGATTATCATGGCCCTCATTCAGGCTATTGTAGATAATCTACCTCAGATTATTAACGCAGGTATTCAAATGCTAACCGCATTAATTCAAGGACTTATTCAGGTACTTCCTCAGTTAATTGAAGCCGCTATTCAAATTCTGACAGCGTTACTGGAAGCGTTTATTAACGCACTTCCTCAATTACTGGATGCCGGGGTTCAGTTACTTACATCCTTACTTCAAGGGTTTATTAGTGTACTACCTCAACTAATTCAAGGAGCTATCCAAATTCTAGCCTCCCTACTATCTACGATTTTAAGTCATTTACCTCAATTACTTCAAGCCGGGGTTCAGTTACTAACTTCTTTAGTAAGTGGTATCCTATCAGTACTAGGTTCACTCCTATCTACTGTCGGAAGTATGATGGGTCAAATGATTAGTAAGATTGGTTCATTTGTAGGACAGATGTTGTCTTCAGGGGCTAAATTACTTACTAGCTTCATTAGCGGTATTGCCGGTAAGATTGGTTCAGCCGTTGGTAAGATTGCTTCCATGGGTAGCCAAATGATTTCCAAAGTAGGTTCATTTGTAGGTCAAATGGCGTCAGCTGGTAGGAACTTCGTAATGGGATTTGTTAACGGGATTTCCGGAGCGATTGGAGCCGCTGCTAATGCCGCCGCGAATATGGCTAAAAGTGCGTGGAACGCCGCTAAGTCGTGGCTGGGGATTAAGTCACCGTCTCGTAAAATGATGAAAATCGGTAAGTATACCGGAGAAGGTTTCGGCCTCGGTATTACTAATATGATTCGAACTGTTCGAGATAACGCAAGAGAAATGGCGGAAGCTGTATCCGATGCGTTAAGTGATATTACAATGGATGTTCAGGATAATGGTATCGTTGACAAGGTTAAAGATATCTACGGTCATGTTATGGATCAAGTACCTGATACATTAAAAGGACCTCAATTAGGTTTAGTTGAATCAGCCGCTACTGCGCCTACTGTAGATTTGTACAAGATTAATCAACGTCCTAAAGATCCTAATGAACCTAAAGACGGTGGTGAGCCATCTGGAGGTAACATTACTATCGGAACTATCATTGTTCGTAGCAATGATGATGTAGACAAATTGTCCCGCGGACTGTATAATAAAAGTAAGGAAACGTTATCCGGCATGGGTAACATTGTGACACCTTAGAAAGGAAGACTAAATGGCGAATAGAGATACTATTTTAGTGGACGACATTGACTTATCTACTAAAGGAGTAACTATTTTAGAATATTCGGGAATTAGCTTCGCAGCTCTAAAGGACGGAGGATTTAAAAATCCGGAAGGTATTGACGGGGTACTCGATTCCCCGTCTACTGCCTTTTCTGGACTGACTGCCTCTATTACAGTTCTAATTGAGGGCGAAAGTGAAAAGCATGTGAACGCTACATATCGGGAGTTCAAACAATTCATTAGAAGTCGATCTTTTTGGAAAATCTCCACAAAAGAAGACCCTGAATTTTTCCGATACGGTAAGTTCCTTGGGGAAAGTGAACCCGGTGTACTGACAGATGTTCCAATTTTTGCACAAGCTCACCTTATTACTAAAATAGGTATTCAATTTAAAGATGGTTATGAATATTCTAAGAATGTAATTACTGGACAGTATAATTACGCTTCGGGGGTTAACGGTCATGAGATTACTAATCCCGGTAGACCTACAAGACACTTCGAAGTAGAAATTAGTACTGCCCAACGTCTTCCAGGCTACATTCGAATTGAATGTATTGGACAAGGTTCTGTAGAGTTTGGAACTAATTCTGTTATCCTTGACCCTGGAAATCGAATTAAGTTCAACTTCGGGACATTCGAACTACTTCAATTAGCTATTAACAATAATGTTAAGAACATTTTCGGGTATTTGAAAAATGCACAATTCTTTAAAATTCCTTCAGGAAAATCAGTACTTAGAATTAGTTACCGAACCAGTGATACGGCGACATGGACGACGAATCTTCCATTCCAGGTCCGTTATTCGCTGTCCCCGTCCTATTACTAAGGAGGCACTAAATGATTGATAACAATTTAGTCATGACTCCTATTCCGGATAGCCTTCTTTACGTATATGACCAGAACTTCAATCTACTTGGCGCTAGTGTAGAGTGTTTCCATAAGCACTACGAGGACGAAATTATTACTCGTTCGAAAGGTAAGGAAGTACTTACGTTTGAAGCAGTAGAGACTTCATCTATCTATCAGTACCTAAAGACTGAAAATGTGGTCAAATTCGGGGAAAGATGGTTCCGTATTAAATTCGCAGAAGACGACAGTTCAGCTAAAGGCCTAACTAAATTTACTTGTTACGCACTATGGTACGAATTAGCTGAAGGACTACCGACCCCTATTAGGATGGTAGGGAGTACGGTTCGAGCCGTCGCGGAAGCTATTACTAAAGATTTCGGTAAGTGGGTAAAATTAGTCATTCCTACAGACTCGGGTAATCGACCTGTACGGTCCATTACCTTAAAGGAAAACTCAGGACTATATAAACTTCGGTATTTAGCTAAACAGTATAACATGGAACTAACATTCGGGTACGAAGAAGTATTCGAACAAGAGCTCCGTTATGTCAAAACTGTCGTAATTATTCAGCAGTATACTGAATCTAAAATTGATTATCCTTTAGTAGTTGAAGAAAACCTGAACCATATCGTAAGGGCGGAAGATTCTCGTAACCTTTGTACGGCTTACAAGTTGACAGGTAAGGGCGAAAAGGATGACGAGGAACTCACCTTCGCAAGTATCAACCACGGAAGTGACTACCTTATTGACGTTTCCTGGTTTACCGAACGTCAGATGCGTCCTAGATACATTCCTAAGTCTAAGCACGATGACCGCTTCAAGATTAAACAAAGTATGCTTGATGCGGCAAGAGCCTATTTAGATGTATACGCTAAGCCGTTAGTTACATATGAAGCGTCAGCAATTTTGTACGATAAGGTACCTAACTTACATCATAGTCAGTTAGTGGTAGACGACTTCTACAAACTGAACGAGTGGCGTAAGGTTACTGCCCGTTCCGTAGACTATGACGACTTATCGAACTCACAGATTACATTCGATGACCCTAGACGGGACTTAATGGACCTAATTAACGACGACGGGGACGGAGCAATTTCTTCGGGTAACGAGGAACAGTCTCACGTAGTCATTAGGTACGCTAATGACATTTTAGGTACAGGATTTAATACTGAAAATGGTAAGTACATTGGTGTTCTAACTACTACAAAACGTTCGGAAGACCTAAAACCTGACGACTTTACGTGGGTTAAAATCGAAGGTCCAGAAGGTAAGCAGGGACGTAACGGTGAGCCGGGTACACCTGGGCGAGATGGAGTTGACGGGGTAGCTGGTAAAGACGGTGTAGGTATTGTAGATACCGATGTTACTTATTGTATTAGCTTATCCGGTACCCAAGCTCCTACAGATGGTTGGTCTTCACAAGTACCCGAATTAGTTAAAGGTCGTTATTTGTGGACTAAGACGTTTTGGAGATACTCAGACGGTAATCACGAGACTGGATACTCCGTAACCTATATAGCCCTTGACGGGAATAACGGGAATGACGGGATAGCTGGTAAAGATGGAGTAGGTATTAAAAATACTGAGATTAGTTACGCTAGAGCTACTTCCGGTACTGAAGCTCCGACTCAAGGTTGGCAATCTCAGGTCCCAGAAGTTCCCTACGGTGAATATCTTTGGACACGTACTAAATGGACGTATACAGATAATACTTCCGAAATAGGTTATTCTGTAGCCCGTATGGGTACTCAGGGTCCTAAAGGTGATTCGGGAAGTGACGGACTTCCAGGTAAAAATGGTGTAGGTCTAAAGGGTACAGAAGTTAAGTACGCACTATCCGATACGGATACTGACACGCCTACAACATGGACACAGCAAGTTCCCACATTAGTTAAAGGTAAGTTCTTATGGACCCGAACTATTTGGACTTACACTGACAATACTTCGGAAACTGCTTACCAAAAGACCTATATAGCTCGTGACGGTAACGACGGTCAGAACGGTATTGCAGGAAAAGATGGTGTAGGACTACACCATACAAGTATTAGTTACGCAGGTTCTACTTCCGGTACAGAGCCGCCTACTAGTAACTGGACTAATAATATTCCAGAAGTTCAACCTGGATTTTATCTGTGGACTCGAACTATTTGGCATTATACTGACAGTACTAGTGAAACTGGCTATTCGGTATCTAAAATCGGGGAACAAGGTCCTAAAGGTATACAAGTTCTGCAAGGGGAAACTGGACGACAAGGTATTCCAGGTACCCCCGGACCTGACGGAAGGTCTCAATTTACCCACATTGCGTTCTCCGACAGTCCAGACGGTACCGGATTTAGTCACACCGACCAAGGTCGCGCCTATATTGGAATGTACCAGGATTATAATGAGGCTCACTCTAAAGACAAAGCTTCTTATAGGTGGACTAAGTGGGCGGTTCGAGATGGGGCTCAGGGTATTCCAGGTAAGGTAGGAGCGGATGGTAATACTTCGTACTTTCACGTAGCGTATGCTGGAAGTGCAGACGGGACTAGAGCGTTCAGCTTAAATGACCGGAATCAGCAGTATATCGGATACTATTCCGACTTCACAATAGAAGATAGTACAGACCCTAAGAAGTATAGATGGTTCGACCGTATGACTAATGTTCAGGTAGGAGGAGTTAACCTGTTCCTAAACTCACTATTTACATTCGGTCTAAAGGAGCCGTACTCTACGTATAAGGTAGACGATAGTGTAGAGCAGACTAAGGGCCAATTAGTTGTAAGTATTGACAGTACTACTAAATACAGAGGCTATAGCACCCTTAAAATAGATTCGACGTGGAACGGTAAATATGAGAATCAGGGCCTTACTTTCGACGTAGGTGGGGACGGTCGTGTACCTACTGAGTACGGATTTACTAACCAAAATGTTCGAATCAGTTTCTGGGGAAAGAGTAACAAGGCTAACGCAAGAATTGACTTCCGAACGGGTTACCGAGGTACAGTTGAACCGCTATACCTAACAACTGACTGGAAGTACTACTCTACTTACCTATGCTTAGCGGAAGATACTAAAAGTTCCCAGCAGGTTATCATTCATCTACTTAGTCAGGAAACTACTGCGTGGCTAGCTATGATTAAGGTCGAAGTAGGTACCCTATCTACTAGCTATACAGAGGCTCCTGAAGATATAGCCTATCGCATTAATAGTAAAGCTGACGGTAAGTTAACCCAGGACCAACTAAATGCTTTAGCAGAGAAGTCCCAGATTTACGAAGCAGAGTTAGCTGCCAAAGCTACTATGGAGCAGCTTAGTGACTTAGAAAAGGCTTATGGAGCACGTATTAAGGCGACCGAGGAAGCTATTAGTAAGTCAGAAGCAGATCTAATTGACGCAGGACGTCGAATAGAAGCTACCGTAGCTGAATTAGGTGGACTTCGTGAACTGAAGAAATTCATTGATACCTATATGTCTTCTAGTAACGAAGGCTTGATTATCGGTAAGACTGACGCAAGTGCTACTATTAAGGTAAGCCCAGATAGAATTTCCATGTTCAGTGCAGGTAAGGAAGTCATGTATATTAGCCAAGGGGTTATTCATATTGATAACGGGGTATTTACTAAATCGCTTCAAATTGGTAGATTTATTACTGAACAGCACTATGCTGACCCAGATTTAAACGTATGCCGGTATGTAGGATAGGAGGAAAACTATGGCAGAATTTTGGTCCAATAGTGACCGAGGTTACAGATTAAGATTATGGATTGACCAGGTAGGTCAGGGCGTCGAGCAAAATACAAGTCAAGTTCGAGCTCGACTGTCCTTACATAACGAATGGTACTCGTTCGCGGAGTATAACTGTTACGCAAATGTAGTCATTGACGGTCAGAAGCAAGAGTGGTCAGGTCGACCAGCTATGTTACAATATAACTCAATGATTTGGCTAATTGACCGAACATTTACTGTAAGACATAACGAAGACGGGGCCAAGGCGTTTAACTTCTCTGCTCACTTTAGTGGGGACGGTGGATGGTCACCTGCACCAGGTTCATTGAACCTTAGCGGTAGTTTTACTCTTACAACGATTCCACGTACAAGTGATATTACCCTTAGTAACTGCGTTATCGGTCAAATGTGTTCAATTGGTATTAGACGGGCAGTAGGTTCGTACTACCACGAGATTCGATACCACTTCGGTAACCAACAAGGTACTGTTACATCTAACGCCGGTTCTTATGCGAACTGGTATGTACCTATAGAATTGGCTAGAGAAATACCTAACAATATCTCAGGTGTAGGTACCTTGTACATTACTACATTCAATGCTGGACGTAGGTTAGGTACTAAATCAGTGAACTTCACAGCGTCCTTACCTGACTCCATTCAGCCGTCGCTTGAGTCGATTACACTAGTTGATAAGAACAAGACGGCGGCTAGTTTAGTTCCGGGTAACACGTTTATCCAGATTGTATCGGATATTGCGGTATCTTTTAACGGGGTGCAAGGTAGTTACGGTTCGACTATTAAGAGTATGGATGCTTCCATTGTAGGTAAGAAATACTCAATTAATAGTAATGGTCAAAGCTTCGGTCCACTTGATTTTAATGGTACGGTTAAGGTACGTGCTACGATTACGGATAGTCGCGGTCGTACCTCCTTACCAAAAGAAGTGGAAATTAATGTACTCGAGTACTTCCCACCTGCTTTATCTATTCAGGTATATCGGACAAGACAGAATCCATCAACCTTACAGGTACTCCGAAACTTTAAATTCGCTCCTATCTTAGTGAACGGTGTTCAGAAGAATAAGGGTACCTTGAAATTTAAAGTAGCCCCTATTAACACCGAAAACTACGTAAACGATACAGGTCCAGCGGCTGGAGAGTGGAGAGCTATTAGTCAATTGACTAATAGTGCCGCGAACTTAGCAGGTAATTATCCTTCTTCTAAATCATTTACGGTAGTAGCAGAATTTACTGACTTATTTACTCAACAAGCCTTATCAGCCTCTGCTACCGTATCTACAGAAGCTGTTATACACGCTTATGACAAGGAAGGTAGATTAGGGGTAGGTAAGGTACCTGAGAATGGTCGTTACGGTAGTGTGGACATCGCCGGAGATTACTATGCCGACGGGAAGAGGATTCAGCAATTTGCGTTAACAGGTCCCCGAGGCGAACTTAATAGTCCACTTTCTCCGTGGAATGGTCCGTGGAATGTACAAGGTACTCAATTTGGTTGGCGTAGTGGGAATTTCGCAGATAACCCTACAGGTAAGGGCGGTGACTGGGGACTGTTTCGAAACTACTGGCTAGATACTTGGAAAATGGTTCAGATATTTACAGCAATTTCGTCAGGTCGTACATTTATTAGAACCGCTAATAACCAACGGGAATGGAAACCTAACCAATGGAAAGAGTTTGCTTTTACAGACCATGCTAACCTTATCAATACTGGGTGGAAGGAAGCTGGATACGCTGGGTCTTATTACAAACGAGTAGGTGACGTACTAACTATTAGGTACGACTTTGTCGGAAATGGGAGTACAGTTCAATTTGCTAACATCCCTAAAGACATCTTTAATCCGCCTCAGGTGTATATGTTCGTCATCGCCGCATGGTCGATAGCTGGGGAAGTAAACTGTCACGTACAGGTTAATAAAGGTGAGGGAATATTCCACGCCTTAGCGTCCGGTAACGGTATAAAATACGCCGGACAGCTTACAATTATGTTATAATGTTAAAGAGGAGAAAATTACATGAAACTTGAATTTATTTCTAAATCACTTACCTATCTAAATTCCGAACCTTTAAAGACTTTGGTTGTTTTAGGTAACTCTAATGGTGCGTATGTACCTGTTTTGTTCGAAAAAGAGGATATTGAAAAATCCGACGCAGAGCTATTTTTGATGGCTTTGGATACCCTGTATGAGGAAAATTTCCCAGACCGTGCGGAAAAGGAAAAATTTAATAAAGTAGACGACAAGTTGAAACGTCAACAAGAATTGAACGAGTCGAACCGTGAACTTCTTGTACAAGTTTCAACTATATCTGAAATCCTAGTTACGTTAGCCGTTTCCACTTCAGGAGGAATGGAACCGAACGCCTACAGTAAGGTGGCCGAGTTCATTAAGCCTTTAGTGAATGACCATCGTTATGTAAATAACGATATTGTGTCAATGCCTTACCCATTCGACACAAATCCGAAATGGCCTAAAGGTACTCCTACGATTCTGAAATTTAGTATACCTGCCGCGGATGGCTATACATACAAAGGTCAGAAAGTGGAGGACCTATTGCGTACAGGAGCAGCTACTGTCGTCTTACCTAGATTAGGATAAGGAAGGAGAATAGATGGGGGTACATACAGAAGCTGAACTAATGCACTGGATACTTACTGTGGTACTACCTGTAATTGTTACAGGGGCCACCTTTTACATTTCCGCGAAAGGACGTGCGTCTCAATTAGAGAGCCGTCTAACAACGCTGGAGGTCATTAACAAAGAGCAGGAAAAGGTAATTGAAAGTCATAATCGACGTTTAGATAAGCACGAAGAGGAACAGAAGATTACCTTAGCACTTGTAGAACGTATTGATAATCTTAATGCCAACATGCGTGAATTGAAAAATGACGTAGCGGACATTAAGAAATTAGTAGATAACCAATAGGAGGATAGAAATGAATAAATTTGCTAAGAAACTTGGTATTAAGGTAGTGAAAACTATGGCTCAAGCCGCTTTGGGGGTAATTGGGTCATCTGCGCTACTTACAGAAGTGAACTGGATGGTAGTAGCATCGACTATTGCACTATCCGGTCTTACCTGTGTTCTTATGAACTTGGCTGACTTGAAAGAGGAGGAATAAGATGCCTGGACAATTAGGTAATTGGTTTGTAGCCCGTCGTGGACGGGTTACTTACTCAATGACAGGTAGTCGGAACGGTACAGACGGTACAGGAGATTGTTCAGGTACAATTTCCCAAGCCCTAAAAGACAATGGATTTAACATTCAAGGTCTTCCATCTACCGTAACACTTGGCGCTCAATTGGCTAAAGTAGGCTGGGTTCGAATTAGCCGAAATGAAGATTGGGACGCTAAGGCTGACGACATTGTACTCATGAGCTGGGGACATGATATGTCTACTTCAGGAGGTTCAGGAGGTCATGTGGGAGTGATGCTGGATTCAGTTTACTTCATTTCATGTGACTACTCAACTCAAGGAGCTCCTAATCAGGCTATTAATACCTACCCATGGGATGATTACTACTACTGGAACAAGCCGGCGTACATTGAAGTATGGCGCTATAATGGTAATGTACCTAAACCGGGTCAACCTAATACCGCCGCAGCGTCTACTCCTACTCGCAAGCCTGATAGCAAAGCTTACTATTTAGCTAATGATGTTCAGTTCGTGAACGACATCTGGCAAATTAAATGTGATTACCTTGCGCCGGTCGGATTCGATTGGACGGAGAACGGTATTCCAGTAAGCCTCGTTAATTGGGTAGACGAGAACGGTAACAATGTACCAGATGGAGCGGATAAGGACTTCAAACCTGGAATGTACTTCAGTTTCGAAATTGACGAAGCTCGTATCTACGATACAGGTATCGGAGGCTATTACGGTGGATATTACTGGCGTCAGTTCCAATTCGGACAGTTCGGAAATATCTGGCTCTCAACTTGGGATAAGGATGATTTAGTGAACTACTATAATTAGTTCAGTCATTCTACACCATTGACCTATTAGGGTTAAACGTGTATACTATATATGTTCATTGTTTTATATCCGTGAATTTTTTCACACAAGAAGGTCGGGCTAATAACCCGGCTTTTCTTGTCGCAAAAAAAAGGTTCAACTTTTTCGGATTTATTGGTTGTGTATTACCGGGTAATATGTTACAATGTAATTGTAAATAAGAAATACAAAAGAAAAAGAGGAATAAAGCTATGAAACTTATTTTCACAGAGCTTAAAATCGGTGATACGCTAATTAATAAACGTAACTCGAAGACATTTAAGGTAGAAACGTTACTACCTGAGGAAGGAAAAGCGGAGTTACTTAACCTAGATACCCAGGACTTCGTAACCGTATCTAAGGCTACATTAGAACGTTGGTACGAGGTACAGAATGAGACTCCTGAACCAAAAGGTCCTAAAGTAGCTAGACGGTCAGTACGCCGGACACCTCGTCCAGTAGTTACTGAACCAATTGCGGATACTAACGATACCGAGGTCGTAGAAATTAAGGAAAAGCGCAATAAAAAGGCGAACAGCGCAGTACCTAAATCGGACCATGTATTATCCCTTACTAAGGAATTGGAAGCTCGTATTAGTAAGGACTTTCCCGCTTCAAGGCGTGGGGTAACTCAATCGTTCATTAAGTACCATCACAAGTACAATTTCGTTAAGATTTTCCAAACTAAGTCTAAGATTCGAATTAATGTGCTATCTCGTGCAATGCCTGAGGAAGTGAAACAAAAATTGGATCGAATTGTTCCGGCTAAATATGGTTGGCCTATTGATGGATTGTTTACAATTCGCCGGGAGGAAGACTTAGATACGGCGATGGAACTAATTGCTTATTCTGCGAAAGGAGCTAAGGATTGATTCAATTAGTTATTGATAAATCCAGAATGAACAAGCGCGGTAATAGCATTTACATCACTGTACCTAAGGATACAGATGACGAGGAGTTATTAGGTACCCAACTGTCTACCTTACCTAAAATTAGGGAATTAGGGTACAATCGTTTCGAAGTACCTATTCGATACTTCTCGGAAGTACTAACTGCGCTGGAGTTCTGGGATTTAGAAATTAAGGGGGAGATACCCCGAGAAATTCGAGAGTACATTAAGTCCAGAAACGATATTGTGAACGCTGATACCGGAGACTTTACCTTTAAAACGAAGCCGTTTGAACATCAGGTAGAATGTTTCGAGTTTGCTAAAGACCATCCGTGTTTCCTATTAGGTGACGAACAGGGTCTAGGAAAGACTAAACAGGCTATTGACATTGCCGTAAGTCGGAAGAACCAATTTAGTCATTGTCTAATAGTATGTTGCGTATCTGGCCTTAAATGGAATTGGGCTAAGGAAGTAGGTATCCACTCAAATGAACAAGCGCACATTATAGGTAGCCGAGTAAACCGTAACGGTAATTTAGTTATCGAAGGTATTAATAAGCGGGCGGAGGACTTACTTACGAACCATAAGGAGTTCTTCCTTATTACTAATATTGAAACTTTACGGGATAAGGCGTTCACTTCAGCTTTACGGGAACTTACCAATTCGGGGACAATCGGTATGGTAGTAGTAGACGAGGTACATAAATGTAAGAACCCTGGAAGTCAGCAGGGGGAGGCTATCCATAAGTTAAATAGCTTCTATAAACTGGCTCTTACAGGTACCCCATTACTGAACTCACCTATCGATACCTATAATATTTTAAAATGGTTAGGGGTGGAACATCACTCACTAACAGCGTTTAAAGCCCGATATTGTGTACAGGATAATTTCGGTCAAATTACAGGGTACCGGAACTTGTCGGAGTTGAAGGATTTAGTAAATGCTAACATGCTTAGGCGTACAAAAGATCAGGTACTGGACTTACCCCCTAAGATTCGAACTATGGAATATATAGACATGAGTAGGGACCAAACCAAGATCTACAACGAAGTTCGAACTAAATTCATTGAGGACATTGACAAGGTTATGCTAAGTAGTAACCCACTAGCTGAGACTATTAGGTTACGACAAGCTACAGGAAACCCAGAAATTCTAACTACGAAGAAAGTCAAATCCGCGAAGTTCGAACGTGCGTTAGAGATTATAGATGAATGTATATCTAGTGGTGAATCTGTAATTGTGTTCAGTAATTGGGAGAAAGTAATTACCCCACTATTTCACTCAATTATGAAGAAGTACCCAGCTACTCTAGTAACCGGTGAGACGGAAGATAAGTTCGGAAATATTCAAGCCTTTACTGAATATAAAGGACCTTCTGTTATCTGCGGTACGATAGGGGCATTAGGTACAGGGTTCACCCTAACTAAAGCGACTACAGTAATATTCTTAGACAGTCCGTGGACTAAAGGTGAGAAAGATCAGGCGGAGGACAGAGCCCATCGTATAGGTGCTACATCACCCGTATCTATTATTACGTTAGTTTGCAAGGGAACGATCGATGAAGTAATCGAAGATATCGTAGCTAGTAAAGGGGAGATAGCTGACTATGTAGTAGACGGTGTACCTCTGAAGAACAAGTTGGCTAATCTATTCGATTTAATTATTAAACGCTAAGGGGTACAGATGGTTAAAAGAACAATGTATAGTCTAGTACGCAAGGATACTAAGCAAATTCTAGACAAGCGGCAGTTCCTATCTTGGACTAAGGTAGATTACTGCGAAGCGTTAAGTGGTTTATTAGAACGAGGGGATATGAAGTATATAGCCCTTCAATTGAACTGTAACGAGCGTACCTTGAAGCGCATGGTAAAGTTCGATAAACTACCTAATGAAAAACAATGCGAAGCTATTCGGAGGTTAATAAATGAAGGAAATTAATGGTGTAAAATACTACCGAATTTCGGAGGTATGTAAAATGGTAGGGCGGAGTCAGACCACTATCACTCGAGTGTGGTACGGAGCCGCAAATTATGCGAAGGAGCAGAATATCCATTTTCCATTCTACTTACCTAAATTTCGAAATGATCTAGACGGTAAGAAGACACGGTATTGGAGCGAGGAAGGAGTTCGGAAATTAATTAAGTTTCGGGACTCTATTGTACCTGGAGATTTAGCATTCTACAACCGTCAGCATATGTGGGGAGAACGTCAACTAATCTCAAAAGATCGACAACAATTTAGACAGGAAATGTCCGAACTCGCTGATGCTAATTTAGATGAACTTATGAAGGAGAAAATCTAATGAAAGAAATTCAAAACGAAAAAGAGTTTTTAGCTCTATTACCTCAAGTCGCCCAATCTAATTTGGAGCTTGGTGAATTAACCAAGACAGTCAAATCCGGTAAAGAGTTACTAAAGAGTTACATGCTACTTGAGGACATTGAGTCAGTTGAAGTAGGTGACTGGGGAGTTACTTGTTCAAGTTCTACTAAATCTTCGATGGACGAAGACATGCTAGTTAAAATTGTTCGGGACTTAATTGAACAATCTGATGGACTAGATAAAGAGGCTTATCAAAATCTAATTGTAATGAAGCCTAGCATTAATGAAGACTTACTGGAGGACCTCATCTATAACAAGCAACTTGACCCTGAAGTCATTAAGCCCGCAATTACTGAAACGGTGTCCTACACGTTACGCTTTAAAAAGATTAAGAAGAAGAGCCCTAAATCTCGCAAAAATTCTTAATATTTCGCGGCTATTTAACGTTATTTTAGAGAGTACGTAAAATACCATTAAGGAGATAAAACAATGCCTAGAGAGCGCATAAAATCGCAGAATAATAACTCCAATAATCGTCATCTACTATTTAAGTCTATAGGGCTTCCTACCAAGGGCCTATTTGGAAATAGTACGAAAGGTCTATCTAATAAGGACCGGGACTATTTAATTACTAAGGACCAGATACTTAATTTTATTGACGGTAAAGCCTACACGGAAATTACCTTAAAACAATTAAGTCACTTCTTTTTAGTTCAGTACGAATTTATTTACAAGGTCGAATGTATTGATTACAATTGGTTCAATTTTCAGACTACAATGAAGAAGTTAAAAGATTATACAGGCTACTCCTCGTGGGTAGAAATGGCGTGGTTCCTGTACCAATCAATTGATAAAAGTTCGAGATGCTTGTTCGAAAATGTACCTAATGTCATTACCCTATCTGTATTTAAAAGAACTTGGTTAGTGGACGAATTATTAGGAAAATCTCAGAGGTTTAGCGGCTTTTATTAAAAAGATGTAGACAAAATATAGATTATTTTCGAACCACTTAACCAAATCGCGAAATTTGGTGTATATACTAGTAAAAAAGACTTTTTTACAAAGTCATTTTTACAGCTGCTTTAGAGCAGCTTAGCAAGCTAGCCCTCTCTCCCTCCATCGGGTCCATATATATAGGTATTGAACATTTTAAGGTATAAAAACTAATAAAATGTAAAAAAAATAAGGGCGAACTGAACATTTTAGAAAGGTAAAATAATGGACGTAAATGAAATATGGAAGAAAAAAGTTCATCAATTATTAGTTGAAAGTGGTGTACCTAAAAAATATCTAGTCCCTCAAAATCTAGTTCCACGAAAGGCTGATGATTTAGCCTGGCAGTGGCTAGAGGATTATAGGTCAAATGTTGTCGAAAATGTCAACGAAGGTCGAAATGTTGTTATTACTAGTAGTACTGTAGGAAATGGAAAAACTAGTTGGGCGATTCGATTACTTCAGCGTTATATCGCCGAAACTGCTTTAGATGGACTATTAGATGTTAAAGGTGTATTCTGTGTTAGTTCTTCTATGTTAGAAATCTTCGGCGACTTTGGATACTTCGAAACTAGTATCGAATTTTTTAGCTACTTGAACCGCCTAAAGACTTGTAGATTATTAGTAATCGACGAAGTGGGGTCAGGTAGGGTTACGCAAGTATCTTACAACCACTTCTATGACCTTATTAACTATCGGGTAGATAATAATTTATGTACTATTTATACCACGAACTATTCGGACGCTAGGATAAAAGAAGTTCTCGGTAAGCGGCTATATAGTAGAATCTATGATACATCTACGGTAGTTGAGTTTACTGCGTCGAATGTTCGAGGTTATACACCTGAGGAGGTAAAGGATTTTGAAAGAGCCTAAGTATTTAGTACTGGATAAAAATTTAGTACCTATAATTTACAAGAATGTTTACGGCGAAGTAGTGAAGTGCTGTTTACTAAAGCCTATTAGTGCTTCCGTGTACTTACTAAGCAATCTGTTTTTAACTGAACAAGAGGTTCGTGAGTACGACGAAAGATTTCTTGAATTTTTGTATGAATATCGGAAGGAGAATATCTATGACTACAAAGTCGAAAAGGTTACTATACCTCGTAACTAGTTCTGTACTATTAGGTGTAGCGATAGGGGTAGTAGGTATGTTAGCCTATACACGGACTAAGATAATTCAGGTAGAAGAGCAGTACCGTAATGCTTATTACCTATCTATGGACGATACTGGGTTATGGTTGGGTGACCGACCTGGTCATAAATTCTATCCAATGTACGATATGCACGGAAATAGATTGGGGGCTAAACGTGATTCAACTACAGGTACTGAATAAGGTACTTCAAGATAAGAGTACTTCTATTTTAGTTAACAATGGTATAACAGACGAATACTTCAGTGACTACTATCCTGAATATGAGTTCATTATGGACCATGTTCGAAACTATGGGAATGTCCCAGATGACGAGACTGTACTTGAACATTTTCCTGGATTCGAACTTCTGAACATTTTAGAGACTGATGCTTATTTAGTAGATAAGATAAGGGAGGAGCATTTATATAATGCGATGGTACCTATCCTTAGTCAGGCGGCTGAGGATATGCAGACGGACTCAAGTATAGCCGTATCGAACATCCTACCTAAGTTAGAAAAACTCATTCAGCAATCTAAATTCGTAGGCGGTGTAGACTTAACTAAATCAGCGTACGACCGTTTTAATTGGGCTATGGACATCGCAGATAAGTCAGGTGACTTATTAGGAGTACCTACAGGATTCGAACTATTGGACGATGTATTAGGTGGAATGCTACCCGGTGAGGAACTGATTGTCATTGTAGCACGTCCTGGACAAGGTAAGTCTTGGACGTTAGATAAGATGATGGCTACTGCATGGAAGCAAGGTCAATCTGTTTTACTTTATTCTGGGGAAATGAGCGAAATGCAAGTTGGTTCACGTATTGATACCTTGTTATCTAATGTAAGTATTAATTCCATTACCAAAGGGGTCTGGAATGATAATGAGCTAAAGAAGTACGAAGACCATATCGAACTTATGCAAGATAGTGATACTCCTCTCGTAGTCGTTACGCCAATGATGATTGGTGGACGTAACATGACTCCCGCATTATTAGACAGTATGATTCAGAAATACAAGCCTAAGGTAGTAGGAATTGACCAACTGTCACTTATGAATGAATCTATACCGAGTAGGGAACAGAAGCGTATTCAGTACGCTAACATCACCATGGACCTTTACAAGTTGTCAGCTAAATATGGAATCCCTATTGTACTAAATGTACAGGCTGGACGTGCGGCTAAAGATGGTGGAAATGATACTATTCAATTAGAACATATTGCAGAATCAGATGCCGTGGGACAGAACGCTAGTCGAGTGATTACAATGCAACGTGACGAGGCTAATGGTATTCTTAGATTGTCTGTAGTTAAAAATCGTTACGGCGAGGATAACAAGACTATTGAGTATATGTGGGACGTCACTACAGGTACCTACACTCTTATAGGCTTTAAGAATGATGACGACACGGAGGATAAGTCTAGTCCAGTTATGTTGAAAGCTCGTCAGTCTTCTAATAAGTTGCAAAAACAAGTTAGTCGGGAAGGAGTAGAGGCATTTTGAAAGTTAATGGATTATATATTGACGCTACGTGCGAGCAAATTATTCAGCGACTTACGTTCGAACTTGAGCGTGATTATGGACGTACTTTATTTAGACGTACGAAGAGCTTAGGTTCGAATATGCAATTCTCCTGTCCATTCCATGGCAACGGTATGGAGAACCACCCATCTTGTGGAATGAGCAGGGAGGTTACATACTCCGGTACACGGCTAATTGAAGCGGGTACAGTTCATTGCTTCACTTGCGGCTACACAGCAAAACTGAACGAATTTATTAGTGACTTATTTAACCGCAAGGATGGAGGATTTTACGGTAACCAATGGTTAAAACGAAACTTCCTATCCGGCGAGGAACAAGTTCGACCTTTATTGGATTTAGGTCTTCGTAAAGGCGTCAAGACGGCTAAACGGTCGTATTCCATTATATCCGAAGAGGAGTTGGAGAAATACAGGTGGATTCATCCTTATATGTACAAACGCAAACTGACTGACGAAATTATTGAACTATTTGACGTAGGCTACGATAAACTGAACGACTGTATTACGATGCCGGTTAGGGATATGGAAGGAAATACCGTATTCTTTAGCCGACGGAGTGTAGGTCAGAAATTCCATAAGTACGGGGAAAGTGACCCTAAGACTGAATTTCTTTACGGAGCCTACGAGGTATTGAGGTACCGAGA